TATTTGAATTAAATCACGATAAAAATTTAAAAGTGTGAATTGATTGGCATTATTTAGTTGTGCTAAATTTCTTCTGTTAATTACTTAAACTTTTCTCTGGATTTGAAATGCAGATCTTAAAATTTTTACAGAGTTTTAATACAGTCGGCACCTATTTAACACTTGCTTCCATCTTGCTTGTGGTCATGATCATTTATTTTTATGTAATTAATCCTGCATGAACATTTTGAAAGGAATAGGTCTTCTCATCTCTTACTTTTTTAAGAACGGAAGATGAATAATAGGATAGGGATATGAAATTTAAAATATTATTATTAAGTTTTATTGCCACTGGTTGCTATGCTAATGAAAGTACAGCTGCCCCAGATATTTGTAATATCGTAAAAAAGGTTGCTTATAACGTAATGGAAGCACGACAGCAAAAGGTACCAGCACAAGATTTACAACAAATTGCCGATGGGTTAGCAGATGAAGAAGCCAAGCAGCTTTATCAAGACTTAATTAGCTCAGCTTATGCTGCCAAAGTATTTAAGACAAGTTTCTTTAAACGCCAAGCAATTGAAGATTTTCAAGCAGGATGGTATGAGGAATGTTTACGTAGAAATGAATAATAATTAAAAAATAATGAGTATTTAATTTTTAAGAACAACTAATTAGTTAAGAGAATAAAAAAAATATACTGACAGGTCTGTCTAGGTGTTTTAATTTGAAAATAAAATTTGAATTTATAGGTATTTATTTAAAAATAAATGCTCCGAAGATGCCGCTGCATGTCGTTACCCTTGAACCCTAAAGTTCAGCGGGATTTTAATGATTCTAACAATCTAATGCAATATTAAGCAATACCTAGCGATATTAAAAAATCAATATTTTTAGTAATTTATATTAAAACAATACAATGCAATATTACACAATTTTTAGCAATACAAAAATAGTCTATTAATGGTCTATTTTCAAAAATACGGTCTATTTTTCAGGTTTAAGTCTATTAAAGGTCTATTTTAATTGATTAAAAAAGCGGCACTTAGCCGCTTATGCTGTGTGTGCCATTTTGTTTTGTTCAATATAAGCCAAAACATCAGCCTTCACATAATTTACTTGGCGTTTATGAGGCTTTGAAAAGGGAATGCCTCCACCTTCACATCTTTTCTTTTGCAACCACGGTAAGGATACGTGCATAACAATAGCTACTGTTTCAGGTGGAAAAGTTTGATTATCAGCAGCTTCCCAAAATTCCTTCTTAGCAGCCTCTTTTTCTGCATGTGTCATACGATCTAATTTAGTTAAACGTGACATTTATTTCTCCTTACTTTCCGCTTTAGGACTTGCCCACCAAAGTACAGGGCCATCTTCTGAATCAAATGCTGCAATTAAAAAGAGTCCTTGTTCTGGCGGTTCTGGCTTCCAGTTGGGCCAAACTACTGCATCTTCCGGTATATTTGGTATTTCATCGTAATCTAATAGTTGAGTTTCAATTTCAACTCTAAGATTCATCTGAAGTTGTGCCCACTGTTCTCTTGTATAGGCTTCTGCTCCTTCTTCAATGGTGTCAAACAATTCAATATCTGGATGAAACCAATTGAAAAGGTTTTCAGGTGGTTCTATTGGCTGGATCTGATATTTAAAACCCGTCTCACTAGATCCATAAAATAGTTTTGCTTCATCAAAGCTTTTGGTTACAAGAGGGGCAGAACCTTTCTTGTAGCAAATTACTATTTCATCAAATTTAAAAACACGTTCAGCTGTCTTCAAATCAAAGCATTGGTACATAGGTTCACTAAACCAACTTTCTACATAAAATAGATTTTTAATATGATCTTTGCGGGAACCGTGCCATTTCTGGACTTTGATAACATCATCGAAAATTTCTAAGAAAAAGTTGTTGCCTTCCTTTTCATGCATTTTTCTATAACGCTCAACAGCTCTCTCGGCTATCTCTTTAGAAGCTGCTGGGGTTTGTTTAAAAGGGCTGTAACCTTCAGGTCGCATTGCAACCGCCCACAATGTTGATTTACTCATTAGCAGCTCCCGATACGTTTGCTTCAATTAACTTTCGAGTTTCTGCATTAAAAACATCTAAATACTTATCTCCATGTACTAGTGCTAAATGCAGGAACTTAAATAAAAAGAATGCTTGTTCATTTTCAGCTCTTTTCTTTATCTCAAAACCAAGTTCTCTATAGATCTGAGCAGTGCGAATAAATTGAAAACATTGCATCCCCAAGATTTCATCAATTTCCTTTGTTGCAACTTTAGGGAATAAAACATAACCATCCGGCACCGCCTGAGCTTTGGCTTTATTCCATAATTGCCAAGCGTCATTAGTTACAATATTGAAATAGCCATTCATTGTTTTACTGAATGCTAGGATGTTATTTTCACGAATAGCACTTTCACGTTTAAATATTTCTGTAGTTTTGAATTGTGATTCAAAAGGGATACGTTCATTACCTGTCATTTAAGCCACCATCTCTGCATATTCTTCTTTAGTCCACTCAACAAACTCTTTATAAAGTTGTTGAGCTGGTTTATTTAACCGGTTGTGATAGTCGATCGTTATGCGGCGCCAAGCGATTGGTACCGCATAATGCTTGGTTAGAAACATTGCTTGATCAATGCCTTGCCGGACTATTACGTAGCCCAGCAATTGCAAGTAGTACATAAAACCAAGCATGTGTTTTTGGCTTACTTTCTTGTACTGATCTTTCATATTAGAAGCCATCCACTAATAGATAATCAGGCTCTGCTTCTGGTTGAGAAACTGCTGGATTTTCTAATTCATAGCGGCGTTTTCTTATATATCCCATGTACTTTGGTTGAATTAGCGGATCACGTGCAGCTACGTCTATTTCCAGCGCATCCAATGTTGTAAGGTCTGGTGCGTTCTGGATCTGGACCATTAGCGAAGGTGGATCACTCTCAGCAGGTTTGTTATCTGTAAGCTCTGACAAACGTTTATGGGTTGCTTGTAGCAAAGGCTCCATTTGTTTGTCGTTCCATTTGCGGGTGTAACGATAAACGGCATTTACTTCTTCTGGCGTTTTTGACTCTTTAACACGCTGGAGAAGGGTATCTAATGTCTTCTGATATTCTGGATCTGTTTCAGGTTCATTAGATACTGGAGTTAATAGATCCTCGGAAACTGTGACATTAGCTTGTTCTGTAATAACAATCGTTGACTTATTATTGGTAGGAAAAACTTCAGAAGGTATTACTTTAGCTGGTGTCTCAGCTTTTGATTTTTTACCACGCTGTTTTTTTGGTTCCTCACCTAGGCGAATAACACTTAAATCGTCACTAACTTCAAAACCTAACGCTTTAGAAAGTGCTTTTAATTGAAGCTTTGCATTTTCTGCATCACGCTGAACAAAGCCACTATTAATAGCTTCAATGAGTGCTGGAGTTTGAAACCCAACAATATAAATGGAAGGTAAATATGTGTTGAGAACAAAAACATCCTGACCCTCTTCATACTCATCAATAGTTAATGGCTTTGTGAATGTAATGCCAGCCAGCTCAATAGTTTCGATTTTGATGCAAAATTCAAAACCCGGTTTACCAAAAACAGAAGCGGGGAATTGATCTAAGTCAGAAAAGTCCAACATTTCTCCAATTGGACGACATAGAACAGTTTTACCTTTTTGAAGAGCTGCAAATGCTTCAGCTGCAGTTAGTAAATTAGACATGAAAAGCTCTCCTATTAGTGATGTAAAGACTGTTTTTGCTGAACTTGCTGAGGATTGTTTTTAGGCGACCAACCCATTTGATCGGCACGTGCTTGGCATGCTCTATTGATACCCGCCTCATAAGTAGTACCTTTAAACTTCTTAATCGCAGCATTTAAGATGTTAGTGTCTGGAGCATCTTTAATTGCTTTTAAAGCATCTTGATATAGTTGGTCCTGAGTACGAGGTGGCTTCTGGTTACCACCCTGAGCAGTTGCCTGGTTATTCTGGTTTGAATTTTGACCTACTGGGGTTGAGGCATTTTGCTCTAGATATGCATAGTCATAGTTGTATAGATATTTACTTCCATCAAAATTACCGAGGTAAACATCAGCTGCCACACCAATAGCTTTAAACGCTACACCAAGAGCATCAGTAATGGCCTTTTTATAACCTTCATCAATCGCTACTAATTTGCCTTTTTGAACTTCAACAATTGCTGAACCGCCGTTGCCGAAAAATTCCTCACCCCAAACACCATCAATCTTGGTTTTTACTGCTACTTCAGCAAAAGCCATAATGGTTCCATCTGGCGCGGTTTCAGACCATAAACGTACATGTCTATAAGTCCAGCCATGACCAACAGGACCAAAGGCCTGAGTCATAGCCATTAATCGCCATTGAGGGTTAATATCTGATTTACCTTTTAAATAACCAAACTCAATTTTTTTAAGAAAATTGGTAGGCGTCTGCTTAACTGCATTCCAGATATGTAAGTTGTCTTTTGAGTTTTCAGTTGTCATTTTTCTTATCCTCATCTAGAGCCGGTGAAGCCGCGTTTTTGCTTGTAAGCTTTGCGGTCATAAGTAGGGATATTTGTTTCACGCAGTTTTATTGCGAGCTGCTTTCTGCGTTGGAAGCCGATTTCTTGTGTGAGTTCATTCCAAACTTTTGGATAGTCGGTTTTGAACTTTTCAACGTCCAAAGGTGTCTTAACATCGCCTTTAACTTGGTAAAGAACTGAGCCATTAGCATTAGATGCGTACACTTGCCAGCCAATGCGGACAGAGTAGAGGCCTTTATCATCACGGCCCAAATAAGACTTATAGCCGTCAGGGTGCTTTTTGAAATGAGTCATCTTTAAGCCTCCACCAACTTGTTACGTTCGATGAAGCCTTTTAGAAGGTCATTGATGTTTCGGATGTCTTCAAATTCGGTGAAATCGTTATATGACTTACCGTTAATATCAGTGATTTCATTTACAGTGAGTTGAGTAATATCAACAGCGGTAAATTCAGAACCCGGAACGCCGTAACTGTCTGGATGAGCTTCGAAATCAAAGCTAACGTTTAAACGGAAGCTATCTAATTTGATGACAGCAACTCCAGAATGTTTACCTGTGATTTTCGCGGTTAAAACACCGTAAGTACTTGGTTGAGTCTTAGGGGTAAATAGAGAAGGGGCTTCTTTTGTTTGGAAAGCTGGTTGCAATTGGCAAGCAACTAAAGAACCACCAGAGATTGCAAGAGCAGCCATGCTGACAAATGCAAATGAGTTGAATGAGTTAACTTTTACGTTCATAATTGATCTCGCATATAGCAAAGCACATCGAAAGGTCAGAGAGTCGGTGTGCTTTTTGTTGTCTGTGAGATAAATATAAGAAAACTTAGTTTTATTGTCAATAAGAAATCTTATTTTGATTTAAGAAATCTTATATTTGTGTTTTAATAGACAAAAGAAAACCCACCGTGGTGGTGGGTTTTTTATCAACTTCAACGATTATTCTGAAGAAGAATTAAATCTTTGCTTAAGATCTTGAGTTAATTTTTCAACATCTTGAATATAATTATTTCGGAAGTCGGGATTATCAAAAATATTATTTAATGTGTCAATAAGTGATAATAAACCAGACATTGGTAAGGCTACTGTGGCAGAATGCACAGCAGTATTTTGATTTACTTTATGACCAAGCATTAATTTCACAATATTATTTTCTATTGCAATCTGAAAAACTTGATCTGCGTAAATAGGTTGTAAACTAGGATTAAATTGTGTATTGATTACATCTGTAACTGTTTCATGTCTGTTAGCGCTGCTCATATCCGACCTTTATTTCTTGGTTAACATTAAAATAGGATGAAGTAGTGTTCGGTAATGTATTCACTTCTTGAGCTACAATATTTATAGTTTTGCCATTGTTATATCTTGAGGAATTTACGCTTATATAAAATTCCTTTTCATTACCAGATAAAACATCCTCAACTACTTGTTGACCTGTTTGTAAATCAAAAAGAAAAGTTGTTTTATTCCTATGTGATTTTTCAACCAAATGGGCTTTCTTTCTTTCACGATCAATTTGCCAAGGTTGTTTTGGTCTCTCATAATTTTTATTATGAAAAATTACATCAAAATCATAACCTAATAGCCGAGAAATCTTGGAAATTGTTTTAATAGTGAGATTCTCTTCTCCAGATAAAACTTTTGTAACTCGACTTTTTTTCCAGCCTAGTTGTAATGCAATTTCTGAACGAGTCATATTACTATGACGTAACAGTCCAACTAAATGTGATGCAACTTGCTCCATTTTTACAATGGATATATCTTCATGCTCACATGAGAACAAAAATAATTTATTTGTCATAACAACCTCACCAGGAATGTTTCCATGTCGGCTTGATACTTAAAGATGGCTCTAACACGGTTATCAATGATTGTCTTTTCAGATTTATCAATCTTGTCTTTTCGCTTAGGTGATAATCTAAATAAAACAATGTATGCATTAACAAAGACCAAATATAATCGAAGGCTAGCTTTTCGAATTCTGTATACTGGTACATCTTTGTCATCTAATTTAACTACACATGCTCTATGCAACTCAGAAGAGTCATAGAAATCAAATAGTTCAGTTGGTTGTTCACACATTTCGCAGCGAGATGCTAATTGAGTGAATAATCGCAATACATCACAGTTGTCTCGTTTACTATGTAATGAAAATTCAGCCCTATCTCGGTAAAGAAATACATCACGTTTATCCATTGATGATGAAAGCATATAGACCCTAATACAGTCTGGTATCATGATTGGCTGAAGATCATCAGGAAAGCCAATTTCACTCCAGCGAAAGAAGTATGGGTCTATCATTTCTGCAAAGTTACCTTATAAGTGAACTAATATCAATTGCCATTTAATAAAAAATTTATATATAGATTGTATCGAATCTACTACTTTAATTAGCTTTGGGATGTTCCTGTCTACCCTTCTTACTCATACGATTTTACTTTTTTGTATTATCAATCCGTTGTCCAAGCTTTCCTTCTTTTACCAACTGCACTACTTGTTCATTTGTAAGGACTGGAATAAAGACTTTATCACCAATATCCTTAGAGAGGATCTTCACTTCTTCGGCTGTTAGCACCAAAGCTTCACCATGTTTAGCAGCATCATTGATACGAGCAATAATCTGGTTGATTGGTCGTTTTGAATTGTCCATAAGTCTTCCTGTGATTAATGCGAATAAGGATGTTCTTGTCTGTGCTGACTTGGTGGTACGATGTCAGTAATAGCTGTAATGCTTTCTACCTCATCCATTTCAAAGAAAAATCGCTCACCACCATTCACAGAAAGCAAGCTTAAAACCCCGCCATTTATGCCAACAAATTCTTTAATTGTGCATCTTCCATCCTTCAAGCACACCTGAACAAACTCATTCGGCACGAGTTCCGCATCTGGATCACAAACCACATACCATCCATTACGGATAGCTGGAAACATTGAGTCGCCAGTGCCTTTAATACCATAGGCTCTTGGTCCTGCTGAGTGAGTTGGAACATACCCATCTCCAGCATTGCCTTCATAACCCATATCTGTGAAATAGCCATCCATGCCCATCTTTGAATAAGCCTTAACAGGAACATATCTTTTTTGGGTGGGGAATGGTTTAACAGGTATTTCAAGAAATTTAACAGCATCTTCGCTATCGGGAATATTGTATTTTTTCTTAAAAGCTTCGATATCCAGAACTTTCAATTGCGCAACAGTGCTATCCAACTTAGGTCCGCTTTCATCTCCATTAGTTATATATGAAGTCGACACTCCGAAATAAGCGGCCATTTTGCTTAATGGGTCTGCTTTAGGAGCATAAGCATCTTTCTCCCAACCAGTGACATTAGGCGCACTAACCCCGACGATTTTTGCCAACTCGCCTTGGGTTAATTTCTTTTCTCTTCGTAAGGCGCGAATACGCTGACCCATAGTTTCTAGATTCTTCATATAAGTTATCTTACATCTTGCAAAAATAAGTTATCTTTGTTTTAATACTAAGAAATCTTATTTTTGAGGTTGCACAAATGACCAAACAGGAAGCTTATGAGTTGCTTGGTGTCAATGGTGTTGGCTTAGCAAGGTTATTAGGAATTGAGCCACCTGCTGTTTACCAGTGGCCAAATGAAAAGATTCCTTTAGCTCGCGAATACCAAATCAGAGATTTGGCAAATGGCAAAGAACCAATCAAACGAACTACTTCAAATGCTTAGGACCTAACCATGAGCAAATTATCAGTTGATATATCTGCAAGCGCCAGAAATGGCGTATCCCGCATATTGCATGGTCTTGATATAAGCAATCAAAAAGAGATTGCTGAACAATTAAAAGTTGATCCAAGCACAATTACACGGCTTAAAACGGATAAGAAAAACAATGGCTTGAATGAAATTGAAATGTTTTGCGAGCTATTGAGTTTGCTTGGATTAAAAGTCGTCCCTAAAGATTATCAGAGCATTGATAAAGAACGTGTTGCTGCACTTTTAGTAATGTCTAAAAGCTGGATGAACCGAATAGAAACAGTGGATGACTTATTTCATGACGAAATCAGTGGTCAAAAGGAAAAGCTTGGATATTAAAAAACCACTCCTTGCCGGAAGTAGGAGTGGTTTATAGGCATTCAATTGAGGTGAATCAAATGAATACAGTTAATTTACCACAAGTCGTTTGTAAAACAAATGTAAATAGCAATTTTCAGGCATTAAAAAAAGCCTGACCACTCCCAAATCGGCCAGGCTTTCTGTTCATTAGCCCTGAAAAAACAAATGAACGGAGTCAATTTACCACAAGATGTTTATAGAAATAAAGAGGGCTTAAGAGTGAAGTCTACTCTAAGTGGTTTGGAAATAACTGAGAAATCTCAGGCATTAAAAAAGCCTGATTCCGTGGATCAGGCTTCCTGTTCATTAAACCATGAAAAACTAATGAACATATCCAATAACTTTGAGGAGTTTGGAATATGAATAATTTAACAAAACAACAGGACATTAATCAATCAGATTTTTTAGGAAGAAATTAGAGGATGCGGACAATTGTGGTTGAGGACGGGAACGATGGGGAAGCTCAGGTCAAATACCCACTTCAAGTTATTCAAGGCAATAAAAAAGCTTGATGGGCCAATATCAAGCTTTTTATCAACATACATAGGAATCCATGAATATGAAAAACAAGGTAGCACAACATCCTTGCACTAGCAAGTGTAGCGAATTTAATAATGAACCATGTAGGCACCGTCTTGTGAATTTTGAGCCATCATCAGATTTTTTAATAGGTGACGTTGTAGTACTTACTAAAGAGTGTCGAAGTTTTAAATCAAATGATTTGTTTGAAGTCAAAAATAAAACCTTGACTAGTTTATGGACCATCAAATCAGAGAATCATTTGATTCTGGTTTCTTCAAAAGAAATCCGCACAGCAACAGTTGCTGAACTTAATGCCAAACGCCGACTAACAAGCGCTGAGCAAGCATTAGCGGAGGTGTCATGAACAGCTTTACACAGCAAATCAAAGATTCTCGTCAGCAAAGAGAAATCCAATCTTTTTATGAGCCTGCATTGCGAGTGCTTGGGCACCTATTTGAGGTGAAAAAGCAAAATTTACGCAACAAGGGTTATGACGAAAATAATGCGGCGGTAACCAAAGTTGAGTTTTCAGAGGCTATGGCTCGTCAATTTCGCATAACGCAATGGTTAGCACAGCAGATTGTAACCAGCTTAACCAAGGCGTGTTTGGTTGATTCTTTTGGAGGCTATGTTAAGCCAAAGGATGGTGAAAAGTGAGATATGCAGTAAGAAGAAAACAAGATATTTCCGTTTCCACCACACCGCTAGAGGTGGTAATTCCACTGGAGCAACCAGTAAAGATCTATTCGGCTAAAGAATTAGCAGCCATGCCACTTTCAGTTATGAATGCCGCAATTGAGGCTCAGGAAAGATTTTATCAACTTGAAGAATTAACTCATATGGGGGGGGTAGGCTATAGCAGTTCGCCGTCTCATGGAGGATGGGCACAAACTAATTCAGGTGAAAGAAAAGTCTCGTACTCGCTACAAAATCAACAACGAATTTATTCCTCCAAGAATTATTCGTCAGTTAGAAATGCGCGGTCTTGTAAAATTGGAGACAAAATCACATGAGTAATTTTGTACCAAATTCCTTTCAAGTACCTAATGCATTTGTCGATGAGGTTTTAAATAAAATCTCTGATGCTGCATGCAAAATTTACTTGGTTATTTGCCGTAAAACTCGCGGTTGGAATAAGGAGATGGATTCCATCTCTTTATCTCAATTTGAAGAGATTACAGGGAAGAGCAGACCGACTGTTGTTAAGTGCCTTAATGAGCTTATCAAGGTCGGTTTAGTCGTGGAACAACCAAGCACAATTCATGGAAATACATTCAAATTAGGTAACGATACTAGCGTTGGTTTAGTGCTTAAATTCCCTAGTAAAAAATTTTTACTACCTGAAATTTATGGACAGACTAGTAAAAATTCTTTACCACTGCTAGTTAAAAATTTTAACTACACTAGTAAAAATTTTTTACCGCTACTAGTAAAAATTTTTAACACACAAAGTATCACTATCAAAAACAACTCTCAAAGTAATAAAAAAATAAATAAAAAAAGAGAGTCTGTTTCTGAAAAACCTAAAACAGAAAAACCAAATGAATTTAATCCACGTTCAGTTGAACTACCTGCATGTGTAGATCCAGAGCTGTGGAACAATTTTGTTGATATGCGTATCAGCATCAAAAAACCACTTTCTGAAAACGCAGTAAAGCTAATCCTTAAAAAACTTATCTCGTTTGGACCTATGGCTAACCAATCACTGGAAAACTCAATTATCGGAAATTATCAGGGGGTATTCGAACCTCGCCAAAATCAAATTCAGGAAAACCCACAATCACATAACGTTCCTGAAGAACCGGGTTATTTCACTCAAATGTACGCTGAGAGCAACCGTTCAAACGTGATTGATGTTACCCCTGACCAGCAATATATCGGAGGCTATTAATCATGACTGAATTAGCGTCATTTGATAGTTATTTGAAAGAACTAATTGCGGCTTACAGAACTAAGTACGCGGTTCAGTTCAATAAGAATTTCCCCGTTGAAGGAAAAAACGCAGTTCCAATGCAAATCGTGGAACAACATCTTGCCAAGGCATTGGTTGGGGTAACTCCTAATCAACTTCAAAGAGGCTTAGCGCTATTTTACGCAAGTACAAATACCTACATGCCTAACTTCGCTGAATTCCGTGCTATGTGCATGGGTGATGATTGGTGGAGTGCTGAAAAAGCATGGGTGAAGGCTTGTGAATACACACAAATCACTCAGCACAAGAAAGTGAGATTGCCTGATGGGCGTGAGCAAAACCAAGAAATTACTACATTAGCCAAATTTGTACTTGATCAAGTTTATTCGCTTATTCAAGACGGCGAAATTTACAAAGCCAAAATGGAATTTATCAAGATCTATGATGAATACAAGGCTGAAGCACAACTGAAGGGTAAAACCCAAGCTTGGTACCAAGAACCAATTTTATTAGCTCAGAAAAATGAGCAAAAAGTGCATATACCAGTTTCAAATGACGAAGCGCAAAAGCATCTCCAATCATTGATGGAACGTTTAAAAATCAATGGTCGTAAACCTTCACCAGTACAAAAGCTTAAGGCTAAGGAAAAAGAGCCAGAACTCAAACAAGAGCTAGGTCCAGATCCTTTCGATAATCCGCACGAATACGTTGAGATGTGTCGCCGTGAAGGTATGCCGATACCTCGAAATATTCTTCAGCTAATTGATGGGGCGAATGTATGAATAAATTCGAGATTTTAGCGTGGGGTTTACTCATTTCATTTTTTACAGCAGCTATTAGTAGTGCGGTGGTTATGTGGTGGTTGGCGCGTAAAGAGCTAGATGAGAAAGGAGCCAGACATGAGTGAGTTTGAGGGTAAATCTGGAAAGTGGGCTTGGGAGATTCAAAAAGAACAACAAGCGAATTTAGATGAGCTAAGAAGTTCAATTGAAAACCTAGTTCAAAAGTATAAACACGATGCCCATGCTTCAAGCCTTTTTGGTGATCAAGATAAAGCACGAGTTTATAACTGCTTTGCTAATCAGTTGGAAAATTTACTGAAAGGTGGTGCTTGATGTCATCAATGAGCCTTGCTGATTACCGCCTTACATGCCCGAAAGTTCAAAAGAAAAAGGGTCGAAACAAGTTTAATGCATCGAAAATTAAATTGGATGGAATGACTTTTGACAGTACTAAAGAATACAAACGGTATATCGAGCTAAAGGCTCTACAACAACGAGGTGAAATTAAAGAATTGCAGCATCACACAAAATTTGAATTGGCACCGAAGACAAAATTAGAAGGGGAGAAACGAGCTAAACCAGCACTTAGATATTTTGCCGATTTCACTTATTTCACGACAGCAGGTGAATACGTTGTTGAAGATGTGAAGTCTATAGCTACACGCAAGCTACCGAGTTACCGAAATAAAAAACACCTGATGAAAACAGTTCACAATATTGATGTGAGGGAAGTTTAAACATGAATGCAAAAGTTAATAACAAGACAATGGATTGGTCTAAACGTTCTGCTCATCAATGGTTGGAACAATATGGTCTATGGGTAAGATCAACAAAATTTAAAGTTTCTGCAAATCCTTTAGCATGTCTAATTGACCAAAATGACACAACTAGAATTAGATCAAGTAAGGTCTCTATGCCATGCGAAATTGAAGATTATGAGGCAGTTGAAGTAAGTAAACTCTTGGCAGCAATGCACAATGATGAGAGAGAGTTTTTGCAAGAGCGTGCATGGTTATTGATTTTAAAGTATGAAAATGATTGGTCATACCGCACTATTGCCAATACTCATGGGGTTGGGAAAGATACAGTCCGCAAAGAAATTGATAAAGGGCTGGCTTATTTGGATGGAAAGATTGAAGCATTAGCCGAGTTTGACAATGAGAAAAAATCACGTTAATTTAAATATGCACCCGCAAAATCGGGTGTTTGGATTGGTCTCCAAAAGTTTCTCAAGGTCGAAAGACCGCATTTAGCGGTTTTATTTTGCCTATAATTTTCTACACCCTGTGGAAAATGCCCTGTTATGGTGGGTTAGGCGGAAGTGCTTCGGCACGCTAGACCCTTGAGACTAGTAAGACCAATTCCGTTTAACCTGCCACCCTAATTGATTGGTCTCAATTTTGGTGGTGAAAATCCCTATCTCAAGGAGTATTCACCATGAATGCAATTTCTAATTTTACTTTTCATAATGATTATAATGTTCGCGTTCAGTTAATTGATGCTGAGCCGTGGTTTTGTCTTGCTGATGTCTGCTGTGTTTTATCAGTTGATCGTACTTCTCGTTTATTACGTGATTTGGATGAAAAGGGGTTGGCAGATTGCCACACCCCTACAAATGGTGGAAATCAAAAGATTAAATTTGTTAATGAGCCAAATCTTTATCGGATCACCTTTCGTTCAAATAAACCAGAAGCAAAACAATTCCAAGATTGGGTATTTAACGAAGTTTTGCCAACCATCCGCAAAACAGGCAAATACGAAGCACCAAAACCAATCGAAAAACGCAATTATATCAACAACAATGACATGTTAAACATCAAGCGTCTGATTTGGTGCTGTGCAGGTCACTTAGATCAGAAGCAATCAGTCAGCAGCGCAATTTGGTACTCGCTTCGCAATGTGACTGGCGTACCGAGCCCTGCTAAGTTTGAAGTTGAACATTTGCCATTGCTGGCACAAGAATTTAATCGCATTCTAAGCATCATTGAGCCATACCTAAAAGCACGTTACGCATGTGAGGAAGCATTAGTTAAGCGCTTACTTCGAGATCGTGAAGATGCACAATCATTATTGTCTAAATTACTTGATGAAATGAGAGAATCAGTATCAGAGTTCAATACAGCTTTACAGAAACAATTACCAATAGTCTTTCAGGGTGAATGTTTAAATCTGGTTGAGCGCAGACCCAATCACTATGACCACTATGAATACAATGAACGATTGATTTGATTTATGCTTGACTGTCTACCACACTTTGTATAAATTTGTGATATAGTGGGACGAAGTTATAAGTTGTTGTACCAAAATGTTTTAAAAGCTCGCCGAATGGTGGGCTTTTTGCGTATCTGGAGAATCGAAAATGGGCAACACATGGCACGCTGATCAAGATAATAATATGCGACCAGATGTTGAAGGGTTGCCTTGTCCATTCTGTGGGTGCACTCATGGTTTAGCAGTAGATTCGGATTCTCATGATTTAAAGGAATATGGAGTTGTTTGGTCGGCTCGCGCATTTTGTCATGAATGTGGTTCACAAAGCCCTAGTACACATATTACAACTTGGCCCGACCATCCATTAAGCGAAGAAAGTATTTATGTGGATTGGGAAAATGAAAGGGAAGTTGTAAATCTTGCGGTTAAGATCTGGAATATACGAGTTTAACTTTTATCTCGCGGGAGGTGCTAAGTTGGGGCACCTCTTAATTAAAATTGTATATTTCTTAAATTTAAATTAATATACAGTTGTTATCTTGAGATCAACAAGTAACCTTAATGATCAGCGCAAAATTCATTGAGTTAAAGCTCACTTAATCGTGGGCTTTTAATTAGGATTTGAAAAAACATGAAATTTATCGTATATTAAACTTACTATAAGGTGTCTATTTCCATTTATAGTGTTTTTCAGTTGTAAAGCTTAGTCCGTACTTTCCCCAAGGTACGGACTTTTTTTGCTATAGTCCAGTCTAATTAAAAACTAGTGCTTAAAATGAATATCTGTGTTGGTGGTGAGCTCGATGGGAAAACTATAGAAAAAGAGGGTAGATTGCTTAAAGCTTCTGATTTAGACCCAAGTTTCACAACAGAATACTACAAACAGGTTTTTAACCGCGACAATACAGTGTTTCATTTCTGGTTACCAATTGGATCTGACTTACATGATATGTCTGAGAAAGTTCTAAATATCCTTAGAGCACCTAAAAACTAGTTTTATCGTTTGCCGGACGTATTACGATAAAGAAAGCTTTCGCTGAACTATCTTTTTTCAAAAGTAAATTGCATGTTCTAAGTGATTTTATTGAATTTTAGTCATTGATCAATTGATATATTTAAAATACATTTTTAGTTGTCTTTTGATAGTAATGATTTAATTATCACTTAATCCTGAAATACAGTGAAAAGCCTATTCATAGTGAGTGGGCTTTTTGCTTTTGTTAGCTTGGTCTAAAAAATGATGTAGAGCAAAAAAGTGGCTGGTGGTGACAAGGTCTGGAAAAATTAAGTATGAGTTTATGGGTAATAAATATTTTTAATTAATCCTAAACCTAATTACTACAAGTACTCTACTGGATGTTTTTCTTTAAGTTGTCATCCTCCGACTGTCATAGTAAGTACGGAACTTTTATAGAATATTTATTAAATTAAATAGAAGTAGTTAGGTTATCTAATATAGATAATATTAAATGCACCTGTAATAGAGTTAGCTTTTTTAAGAGTCCATATTGATCTCTTCAAACATTTTATATTGTTCTTCAAATATTCTTTTATTATCCATAAACAATTGTAAGGACTGAATAAGTTCGGGATGCTGGTCTATCGCTACTGATTGTTCCAGTCTTGCAATAATTTCTTTATTGAGAGAACGTGAATTTTGATTTGCAGCATTTATGAGAAGTTCTCGAAGTTCTGTCGATAAGCGTATACTATGTTGTTTACAGGTGGAACTACAATTATTGCTGTGTTTCTTATACATAATTAAATAAATTAGTGGTGTTGAACATAGTTATTAAATTGTAGGACAATTTAAATTAAAGGCAATAGTTTATTAGGGCTAAACAATACGGATAGTTGAGGGATAGGAAATTGTACATACTAAAAAACAGGTCATATTAGGTTGTCTTGTGACCAAGCATATGTAATATTTAAGTAAATATTTTTTGGTTTATTTCCTGTATTTGAGATCATTTTACTCAATCCATTCCGTTAAGAATGGATTTTTTATTTTGATAAGAATAAAAATAAGAGAGCTCGGCACTTTTGGGGGAGTGCCGAGCTCAAACCGAAGTGAACTTGGACAATTTTAGCAAGGAGGAAATGCTGATCGTTTCTTCATTGATCAATTATCAGTTCAAAAGATAAATTATCAAAATGTAATGTATGAAGCAATAAAGATGATAGGTAAAAAATGGGAAATTTGTCACTAAAGTTTTCCTGAATTGTAAAGCTCTAGCACAGTGGAATTGGATAATGCGTCATCGAAATTGAAAGTGATTTTGTTATGAAATTCGAATTTCAACTTATTTATTTGGGGATTATTTGTTTTTAGCCTTGTAAAACATTTAGATAATTTTATTTACCACTTGATATAATTTATATCTCAAATCGAGGATTGAATTGTGATTTTAGATATATTGCGAAGTGATTTCTTAAGACAAACTTTGAAGCCTTATCAACTACATATAAGCTTTGAAACCTATTGTGAAATTATAAAAGGTGAAAGGGCGATGCAAGGTTGTTATGGGGTGGATCAGAATGGGAGATTAGGAGTTGATATTCATGGATGTCCTGTATATGTGATTAAGGATCTTGATTTACCCTTTAAGTGGCTAATTGAAGATTCCAATGAAAAGAAAATTAGAATTGATACTTGATAAGAAAAACTAATGTGCTCAAAAAATTAAAAGTAAGCTTCAAATTACTTGGAAAATAATGTATTAAAAATGTATTAGATCAACACTTTTGAGGTGATTTGTGATGAATATCAAGGATGATTTTCGTGAAAGCACAATGTGTAGTTATATTGCAAAATTTGTCATGTTAGTGGGCATTATCCAGGTCTAGTCTTTATTGTACTGTTTGGTTAGATTGAGATGTGTAATGAATATAAGGAAAATTTGGTTATATTTCCAATCCTTAAACATAGGGTGAACTTGTTTGAGTTTTCGGTCCGTACTTTCTCTAAAGTGCGGATTTTTTTATTTTTTGCTATATAGTCCAGTCTGATTAAAAACTGGTAAATAAAATGAATATTTGTGTTGGTGGTGAACTAGATGGGCAAACAATAGAAAAAGAGGGTAGATTGCTTAAAGCTTCTGATTTAGACCCAAGTTTTACAACAGAATACTACAAACAGGTTTTTAACCGCGACAATATTAACTATCATTTCTGGTTGCCTATTGGATCTAACTTACATGATATGTCTGAGAAAGTTCTAAATATCCTTAGAGCACCTAAAAACTAGTTTTATCGTTTGCCGAACGGATTACGGCGCATGAAGCCCTGCTAAATATCGATTATTGGCGGGGCTTTTTATTATAGTCTTTAGCTTACATCTATTGATGTCTGACTCTTAAGTTTTGCTAATTGCCAATGTTAAGTAAAACTATTAAATTGAAATTAGCTAAGCATAGGGTGCTTGGTATTTCAGGGTTTAGTGGAATTCACAAAGTTCACTCCTTATGAAGTGAGCTATTTTTTTCGATCAACTAATTATTGTTAATCGATGTAATATTTGCCCCATAATTATGCAGTCATTAATTCCTGCAATACTACAAAAAGGCCTACGCTATTGAATAGGCCTTTTGCATTTTTGGAAAGCATTCTACTTAGTTCAAATCGTCTAGAGTCTAGATCTGAAATGAGTCTAAAAATTTATGGAATGAACTATGATTTTAAGTATGTTAGAGGAAGATTATTTTGAGCAAGTGAATAAACCATCCATACTTTTACTTAGCTTTGCAACATACTATGAACTTATACAGGGAGACAGAGCAATGGATACTTGTTATAGGATAGACAAATTAGGAAGACTCGGTACTAAAATTTCTGGATGCTCAACCTACGTAGTTGAATTTCTCGATACACCTTATCAATGGTTAAGTTAATTTACGCAAGCTTAATATCTATTTTTTTTTTAATTCTTAGTTTTTGATTTAAAAGTTCTTCAAATAGGGGGACTTTTATAGAATTTTGAAAAAATAAATTTGTAGTTGCGTATATGTGAATATCCATATTTGATTCGAATCAAATACTACGCTGAAAGTTTTTGTTTTTTGACCCGTTTCTATTTAGAAGCGGGTTTTTTGATTTTAAAACCCCACTCGCTTAGGACGCTTTGCGAGTCAATTAGCCGGACGGATTACGGCGCAAACGAGTCCCGCTACATACTAGTTATTGGCGGGGCTTTTTCTTTTTGGAGTATATGCCCGTGACATTCAGAAAACTACGCATGAGCATAGGTGTCTTTAAATAAGCACAACTATTTGCTACTAATCAATAAAGCTAATAAACTGAATTTTTAATTAATGAGAATAAAAAATGAAGCTTTACGAAAAGTTGATTCAAGCAAAAGGTACGGATGGAAGTATTTTGGAAGTTGTTGCCTTATGTAGTGCTGTGAAATCTACATCAATAGATCAGCCAACGGAATATAACTTTATTCCACAGTATGTAGTAATCGACAAAAAGAGAGTTCAGATAGAAGGGTTGGGTTATTTTTATCATCCAGATACTGGAGTAGCTTATGAAATCTAAAAAAATCACTTTCCAAAATTAACCAACCAGTTTTCAAATAATCAAGGCTTAAGTTAAATAAGAGCCTATAAAGAGGTTAACTAAATGCCATCTATAAAAATTTCAAGAGAAGGGAAAATTAAAAATCCACTTACTAAGAAATTATTAGTTATTAATACTGAGTTATTAGAGATAAATTTAGATAAGTTTGAAATAGTTACCGATAAAAGAGCTTTTTGTATAATGACCTTAACTGAGCATTACGTCGCAAATCCTGAGACATATGGCTCTATAGATGATTTCATTAAAATTTTCACTAAGAAAGATACTCGAATAGAAATAGAGACAGATAAGGGAAATATTCTAGGAGCAAAAGTAACCTCCTATTTTTTAAATCAGTTGAGAGATTGTATCAAAGGGCTAATCGCTTTAAATGATATTAGGGATGGGAAATATCCCATTTAGAATTAAATATTAGGATAAACCTGCTTTTTGCAGGTTTTTTTATTTCTGGAATCATTATGAAAAATGAAGTCAGTTTTCATGTTCCTGTTCGTCCAATGCCTCCAGAATGGATTTTTGAAATGGGCACACCTAACTTTGTACCTGCTCCAGAAATGTGGGAGTGGATAAGACAGGTTTTTCTAGATCCAAAATCTAAATTATTTAACCCTGATCACATGCATTTACTGTCATTTCGATATCCCAACATTGCTGTGATGTGGGCAAGATCTGGTTTTAAAAAGCAAGGCCGTCAAATCATCGGCACAACTGAAAAGATCATGATCAATGCTGGTGGTTGGAAGAAAGAACGGCAAGAAGAGCAATTCATCCAGTGGTTTGAATACATCCCCGAATATCTCATCACTTTTGATGCTTCATATTCTCGTATTGCAAGTGATGTGAACTTTTGTGCTTTGGTAGAACATGAGCTTTATCACATTGCGCATAAGAAAGATGAGTGGGGAACACCTGCATATAACCGGGAAACAGGTATGCCTAAATTAGCTATACAAGGGCATGATGTTGAAGAGTTTACTGGCGTAGTTCGTCGTTATGGTGCAAGTGAGGATGTCAAAAGAATGGTTGAAGCAGCTAATACAAGACCTGAGATGTCGAGAGCTGATGTTCACTATGCATGTGGCACTTGTTACTTGAAGGTGGTTTAAATTTTTTTGCCACTATACTTGGACGTACTTGGACGGATAGAGATAAATGGCAAGGCTTAATAAACGGGTAAAACTCTATATTGTACGGTCACTTGCTACCTATGAGACACCTAGTGAAACAGCAAGAGGCGTCCAAGAAGAATTTGGTATCAACGTAACCAAACAGCAATGTGAAGCATACGACCCAACAAAAAAAACGGGACAGGACTTAAGCGAAGAACTAAAGGAAGAGTTCTACAGAGTGCGCAAGGAAATGAATAACAACCTTAGCGCTATTCCAATCGCTAACATTGCATACCGCCTCAAGCGCCTACAACGATTCATCGATCATGAACAATTCAAAGATAACCCAGTCTTAGTGCCGAGCTTAATGGAGCAGGCAGCTAAAGAGGTTGGTGGACTTTATACCAATCGAAAAGAAATTACAGGCAAAGACGGCGGACCAGTCCAAACAGTTAATTCAGAAATTCCAGTTCCAATGGAAGATTACTTAAAAGCGCGGAGGGAAGTTTTAGATGAGTACTGATGCGGCTCGGGATAAAGCCATCCGGATCGAGGCGCAAGAAGATTTATATTTCTTCACAAGGTACATGTTTAAGGAGCGCCGCGGTTATAAATGGATGCAAAATTGGCACCACTTAGAAATCTGCGAAGCTTTAATGAAAGTTTATCGCGGAGAGATAAAGCGGTTAATTATTAACGTTCCACCACGATATTCTAAAACTGAAATTGCTGTAATTAATTTTATGGCTTGGTGTTTTGGTAAGAATCCAGACTGTGAGTTTATTCATATTAGTTACTCGGCAATGCTTGCCGCAAATAATGCCTTCCAAATACGAACTCTTGTGCAAGAAGAGGCGTATAGAAAAGTCTTTCCCGAGCTTACATTGCGTGATGATAGTAAGGCTAAAGACTTCTGGAGAACTTCTCAAGGCGGTGTCTGCTATGCGACTGGTACAGGCGGTACGATTACTGGTTTTGGTGCGGGTAAACTTCGTGATGGGTTTGGTGGATGCATCATTATCGATGACCCACACAAAGCGCATGAAGCTTCTTCTAAAACAATTCGAGAAGGAGTAATTGATTGGTTTCAAAACACCCTTGAGTCGCGTACTAACTCACCAGATACACCAATTATCGTCATCATGCAGCGTCTACATGAAGATGATTTGGCAGGTTGGTTATTAGGAGATAGAAAAGACGGCGTTCCTGTAGCTGGTGGTAACGGAGAAGTGTGGGAGCATCTTTGTCTTTCAGCTATTCAGGAAGATGGATCCGCACTATGGCCAGCAAAACACAATATTCAAAAATTGAGACTAATGGAGCAAGCGGCACCGTATGTATTTGCCGGGCAGTACCGACAAATGCCATCACCGCCAGCAGGCGGTTTTTTTAAGCCCGACAATATTCAAATTGTTGAGGCTTTGCCTGCAGATGTACTGAAACAAGTTAGGGCTTGGGACTTTGGGGCAACCGAAAATGAAGGCGACTTTACAGTAGGTGTGCGAGAAGCTCTAGGCGCAGATGGTTTTACTTACATTGTCGATGTTACAAGAGGACAGCTTGGCCCAGACAATGTGAATAAGCGTTTAGAACAAACTGCAAAGCTAGATGGGAAAAAAGTTTCTGTGCGTTTACCTCAAGACCCCGGTCAAGCAGGTAAATCGCAAGCTAATTCATTTGTGAAGCTTCTTGCTGGTTATAACGTGATAGCCAAACCGATTTCAGGTGACAAGCTCACACGGGCACAACCATTTGCGGCTCAAGTTAACGTAGGAAATGTACGTATGCTCAAAGGTGAATGGAATAAGGATTTTATTGATGAGCTTCGTCATTTTCCTAATGGCACACATGATGACCAAGTGGATGCAGCCTCAGATGCATTTAATGAATTACATGAAGGTTTTGAAGCCTTTTTTGCTGATATGGGATTTGCTCGATGAGTGATGTTACTTTTCAACATGCTGAATATGTTAAGAACTTGCCATACTGGCAAAAACTTGATGATGTTTGTGAAGGTGAAGATGCAGTTAAGGCTAAAGGTGAAAAATATTTGCCGATGCCAAATGCTCATGATCAATCACCTGCAAATAAAAGTGCTTATGAGGCTTATCGTACTCGGGCAGTCTTTTATGAAGTAACGGGAACTACATCTAATAGTTTAGTTGGTGCAGCTTTTGCAACCGATCCAAGTTTTAAATTTCCTCCGGAACTAGCTCATTTAGAACGTAATGCAAATGGGGCAGGTCTTAGTACTTATCAATTGGCTCAAAATGGTATTCGCCATTTATTAAAGCATTATCGTTGTGCTTTATATGTAGATTACCCGGATGTATTACCAGCTCGCAATCTCGCGGAATTTAAAGCGCAAAAAGCCTATCCAATGATTCATTTATTGAATGCCATAGATGTAGTGAATTGGGATTCAGTAATGGTCGATAACCAAAAAAAACTTTGTCTCGTGGTTATCCGTGAATTTAGGTCTGAGCGTGGTGCTGATGGCTTTAGTAAAACCGAACAAGAGCAATATCGTGTACTTCGTTTAGAGCAAGAGGGTAATGGGGAATATATCTATTCAGTACAGGTATACACAAAGGGAGAAAAGGGTAATTGGCTTGGTGGAGAGAAGAAATTTCCAACGGATTATAATGGTAATTTTTGGACTTATATTCCATTTACCTTTGTAGGAGCCAATGATAATTCTGAAGAGATTAAGAAGCCGCCATTACTTCCTTTGGCCAATCTCAATTTAGCCCATTATCGTGACAGTGCGGACTTTCAAGAGTCCGTTTTTTTTATGGGTCAACCTCAATACTATGCGAAAGGTGTTAATTGGGAATGGTACGACCAAGCGAAGAAACGTGGCATCTACATTGGCGCGAAAGTTCTTTTGCCTTTACCTGAAAATGGTGGATTAGGAATTGTTCAAGCCGACCCTAATACTCTTGCCCGGGAAGCGATGAAAGATAAGTGGGAAAAAATGAAGGAGATGGGGGCGCGTTTAATTGAGAAGGGTACTGCGGGTAAAAAGACCGCCACCGAAGCGAATAGCGATGACGCCGTTCAGCATTCAGTTCTTTCGCTCTGTGTAGTCAATATGAATGAAGCCTTGTCAGCAGCATTACGATGGGCAGCAAAGTTTGTAATGCCAGATGTTGATGTTCTCTCTAAGGACGAATTGGTATTTGAAATTAGTCAGGAATTTAACAAGCAAGGTTATTTAGCTGAGTTAGCTAGACAGTTATTTGAAGCAGCTTTACAAGGCCGATCTTCATTTAAATCATGGTGGGAATACAACCAAACAGGTATGTTCCCTAAACAAAAATATGAAGAAGAGCTACAGAATGTTGAAGCAGAGCAAGATGGAACTTTAAATCAAAGGTAGAGTGAGATGGCAACAGATATCAAAAAACTATTTGAAGCACTCACTCAGCACCAGGCCTACCTTTATCGTGCTTCATCGAAAACGGTAAATGAGCTATTGGCTTTATTCAATGATGATACGAGCACGATGCTTTCTAAGCTTCGGGATTTATTGGATGAGCTTAATGAGTCGGAGAAAGTTGCTTTAGCTGGTGGTAAATATACAACTTCGAACTTAAGGGAAATTAGGGATTTGATTTCCCAATGGTTTGCCAGTGTTAATTTCGCATTACCTGAAGCTTTTGCCGTTTCTGCTACGGCGCTAGCTGTTTATGAGGCTAATTACGTAGCCAAGCTCTATGGAGCAAAAATTAATAAGCCTGACGGGGAAAAACTATTTTTATCCGCTAAAAAAGCTCCGTTGGCAGGTGGCGCTCTTATCGATGATCTGCTTTCAAGAATTGCTGAAAGCGCCCGTCAAAAGGTTGAGTATGCAATTCGAGATGGTATTAATTCAGGCAAAACTAACCAAGAAATTATTCAGCGCATTCGTGGTACCAAACGGCTTAATTATGAGGATGGCATTTTAAACGGTACCAAGACGGATATTGAACGTACCGTAAGAACTGTACGGAGCCATGTAGCCAATCAAGCCTATCTAAATAGCTTCAACCAAATTGGCTTTGAATATGTCCGATTTGTTAGCGTTTTAGATGGCCGAACTTCTAAGCTTTGCGCTTCATTAGATGGTTCAGTGTGGGCGATTAATGATCCTGCAAAGCGTGTACCGCCGTTACATCCTAATTGCCGCAGCATTCTCGTACCAGTTGAGAAGGACGGGGAGCTAGTTGGAGAACGCCCGTATGTGATGGATGAGCGAAGAGTTAAGGACATTCCAAAAGATGAGCGAAGCCAATTAATAGGGCAGCTAGATGCCAACACTACATTTAAAGAGTTCTTCAAAAAGACAGATGACTTCTTCCAAAAAGAGTGGCTAGGGCCGAAGCGTTACAAGCTCTACAAGGAAGGGAAGTATGATTTCGAAAAGTTCTTTGATCCAGAAGGGCGTTTATATACTTTAAGTGAACTCGAAGTATTAGACCGTAAAACTTTTGAAAAACTTGGAATCTTGCCTTAAGAGTAAGAAAAGTAATAACTTAAATATACCTAATAATAAAGGAATATTTGAGATGAAATTTCTAAAAGACTTTTTTTCTTCAATAAGACAGCTAATTGGATTCCTTCATGTTGAATTTTGGATTGCTTTGATTATTAACTTAATCATTATGGGACTTACCTACGCTTTAAAAGGGGTTAAAGGAGTAGAAAATCTAATAAGCTCTTTAAATGATCAGTATGACGGAGTCAGTATAAGTGCAACGATTATTGTTACGTCGATCGGAGTAGTACTGTGGATCTTTTATTATTTCTTTAACTCAAAATATAAACAGTCTTTAAAGGAAGTATCTGAAGGGTGCATTGATTCTTTTATATCATTATTTAGATTAGCTGGAGGAATTCTACTAGCGTTTACTACCTTATATCTATTAGAGGAAGGATTCGCATCAATATTAATCGCTTTTATTTATTACGGACTTTTATCAATCTTTAATTCTTCGGTATTAGTTTTTATGAAAAAGAAAATGTTTACAAAACCCAATAGAGAGTTAAAGCAGTTTGCCCAATAAATTTTGTGAAGTTTAAAAGCCCTATCAATGATGGGGCTTTTTTTATGCCTGCCGAAAGCGGATGCAGACGGTGTAATCGGGCGGATGCCCTTTTTTGTATATAGGTTGGATGACCAATGAAACTTAAAACAGTAACAATCGACGGTAAAGTTTATGCGGAAGTAGACGGCGATAAGCCGATCTATATTCATGATGATGGCAAAGAAACGCCACATGATGCACCTCACTCGGTAGCAACAATTGCACGCTTAAACAATGAAGCTAAAACACATCGTGAAGCCAAAGAAGCGGCCGAAAAGGCATTAAAAGCTTTTGAAGGAATTGAAGACCCAGTGGCGGCTAAAAAGGCCTTACAAACTATCCAAAATCTCGATGATAAAAAGCTGGTGGATGCCGGTGAAGTTGAGAAAGTGAAAGCTGAAGCTATCAAAGCAGTTGAGGAAAAATATGCTCCGATTGTTGAGCAACGTGACGCTCTAGAAGCCTCTTTGCACAAAGAACTAATCGGCGGTGGTTTTGCTCGTTCTAAGTACATTCAAGACAACATTGCAGTACCTGTGGATATGGTTCAGGCAACCTTTGGCCATCACTTCAAAATCGAAGAGGGCAAGGTGGTTGCATATGATCCGAACGGCGAAAAGATTTATTCGCGTGTCCGCCCGGGTGAACTTGCAAATGTTGATGAAGCTTTAGAGTCATTGGTTGGTGGATACCAGCATAAAGACTTAATTCTTAAAGGTGGTAAAGGAACTGGTGGCGGTTTTCAAGGTGGGGGCAAAGGTAGAGCGCCTGCAGGAATGAAACGCAGTGAAATGTCTGTTTCTCAGAAAGCAGATTACATCAAAGAACATGGCAATGATGCCTTCCTAAAACTACCGAACTAATCATTAAATATTTGGAGATAAGTAGTTATGACTACGACAGTTAATTCCGACATGATCATCTACAACCAACTGGCTCAAACTGCTTATTTAGAGCGTTTACAGGACAATTTGAATGTCTTTAATGAAGCTTCCAATGGTGCGATTATCTATCGTAATGAAATCATTCAAGGTGACTTCAATAAAAATGCATTCTACAAAGTTGGTGGTAGCATTAAACATCGTGATGTGAATTCCAATGCAAAAGTAACTCCGGAAAAAATCGGTGCTGGTGAGTCGGTAGGTGTAAAAATTCCATATAAATATGGTCCTTATGCATCTACTGAAGAGGCATTTAAACGCCGTGCTCGTACACCAGAAGAATTTGCTATGGTTGTTGGTTATGATCTTGCAGATGCATTGGTTGCTGGCCGTTTAGAGTACAGCCTAGCTTCTTTAAAAGCTGCTATTTCTAGCAATCCAGACATGGTTGCAAAAGGTAGTATCGTTGTTGATGGCCGCAAAGCATTGACTCGTGGTATGCGAAAGTTTGGTGATAAGTTTGGCCGCATTGGCTTATGGGTGATGAACTCAGATACATATTTCGATATTGTCGATGATGCAATCACTAAGCAAATTTATGGTGAATCTGAAATCGTTATCTACGGTGGTTTACCGGGAACCTTAGGAAAGCCGGTCTTGGTGACGGACGCTGTAGGTGATAACGATGCTTTTGGTTTGCAGTATGGCGCTGTCACTGTAACTGAATCACAAGTACCGGGCTTCCGAGCTTATGACATCAATGATGAAGAAAACTTAGCAATCGGTATGCGTGCTGAAGGTGCATTTAACTTAGATATTCTTGGTTATAGTTGGGATACATCGAAAGGTGAAAATCCTGACCTTACATTACTTGGTTCAAGCGCTAACTGGATCAAATATGCAACCAGCAACAAAATGACAGCAGGTACCTTACTTGATTTATCGGGTACAGCGACAACTGGTTAAAACCTAAAAATTAAAACCTAAGGGGGCTAATAAGCCCTCTTTTTTATTATTAAGAGAAAAGCTTCATGAAGATTATCTATACACGCATTGCAGCAGCGGCTGCATTAGAGACAGGCATTATTGCTAACCCTGACTATTATGAAAACCCAAATTTGAAAGCAAAAGAGGTAATTATTTACGGTAATTATCCAAAGATTCAAAATGATTATGAATCTTTGGAAGTTCCAGTTGAAGTTCGTAAGTTGGAAGTGCCACAAAAAACGACTTTGGCCACAGTAAATGTCGCAGTGGGAATTACCCCTGAACTTCAAGCTGTGATGGATGATGCAAAAGCTGAATGTGAAAAGGTAGTTGAAGAAAACACTCAGCTTAAGCAGAAAATTGCCATCTTAGAGCAGGCCGGTGGTAACCAGTCAGAATTGTTGTCGGAGAATTCACGTTTAAAGGATGCAGCAGTTTTAGCAGATAAAGCTCTCAAAGATGCTGAAGCTCAAGTTATCGGTATAAAATCTGAATTTGACACATTTAAAAATGATATTCCCGCAATGCAAGCACGTATTGCTGAATTGGAAGCTGGAAAAGCTGCAGAAAAGCCAGCTACAGAAACGGCAGCTAATGATTTTGAAAATTGGTCAAATGATCAATTAAAAGAGTATTTGGCTAGTAAGAACATTGGCTACAAGCCATCTGCAACAAAAGCAGAACTCCTTAAATTGATCCCAAAGGAATAATGCAATGAGCTTTATTACTGTAGATGACGCAAATTCAATTTTGGGCAGCGATTTTGCACCAGACAGTGATAAAGCTCGTCTGGTAAAGCTGGCTAATGTATGGATGAAAAACAGAATTGGTTTTATACCAGATCCTATTGATCCACTTCTTAAGGGCGCGGCTTGTGAAATTATCAAAGGAATTCTGGCCAAAGTAATTTATAACGGCAAAGACCAGCAGTTGAAGCGTAAGAAGGTCAAAGCTGATTCTGTTGAGTCAGAAAAAGAATATCAAGACGGATCTGAAGCAATTTCTAGCTTTGAACAGATAGCAATTGATTTTATTGATTCACTTGATTTGAAAGATCCAAATGCAAGTTTTAATGGCTTTGGCATACCACTTTACAGGGCATGATATGGGCTTACGTGACGAAATTCAGGCAGACATTGCTGAAGCATTTAATGATGATCTGGCGGACGCCGTTCATTCATTTACTTGTGAGCGGATCTCTAAAACGAATTGGGATCCTAAGACAGAAACTTATGTTGAAGTTAAAGAAAATTATTCTGGCCGTGGCGTTCTGTTTGGCTCATACAGTCAATATGAGATCCAAACACTTGGAGTTCTGGCCACAGATAAGAAGGCTACCGTGCTTCAAAATGAAGTGTCCATGACACCTAAAATTGATGATGAATGGCTAACAGCTTTAGGCTCATTTCGAGTTATCCATATTCAACAAGATCCAGCCAGTACAATCTGGAAATGTCAGCTTCGAAAAGTGTAGGGGCTAAAATGGTTAATCCTGATTATGTTCCTGAATGGTATATCTCGCCTTTCCAACATGTGCAGTACACGCTTGCTCGAAATCAACTACACATGGATTTGTTATTTGAAGATATGGATAAAGCCGATCAATTTTTGGATATGGGAGCGGATGCACAAGTTAGTACTTTTTCTGATGGCGCATATGCAATAGTCCAAATTGGTGATACGGCGGATAAAGATCAAATTCAAGTTTATGGATTGCTTTTACATGAAGCTGTTCATATCTGGCAAATAGTAAAACGGAGAATGGGTGAGCGAGAGCCTAGTGTGGAATTTGAAGCTTATTCAATTCAGGCAATCGCTCAAGACCTATTTGAAATGTTCGAAGCTAGTGAGGTAAATCATGGGATGGAAGGGGAAAAAGCCTACTGACTTTATTTTTGATGTATCTAAAACAGCAGAGGATAAGGTAAAGAAAATTACTATGGAAGTTGTTCAGTCTTTAGTAGTTTCAAGCCCCGTTGATACTGGAGCATACCGTGCTTCACATATTGTTTCGGTTGGATCCGCTGATTACGGTGTGCGTGAACCTGAAACAAACCCAATTCAAGATGCAGCTATTCAATCTGTTAAGCTTAAGCTGGGTAATTTGGTTTATATTCAGAACAACCAACCATATGCTGAACGCTTAGAAAACGGGTGGTCTGATCAAGCACCTCAAGGTATTTACAACACCACGTTTACTTATATTTCTCAAAAGTACGGTGGTTAAGATGGCAATGACTTTAGAGCAGACGAGGCAAGCAATTGCCGAACGTATGCAAAGCTTTACTAGTATTTCCCAGGATAGAATCCAGTATCCAAATTTACCAGGCTTTAAGGTTCCAAAGGAAGGTTTGTGGTGTCGCTTAACGATTGCAGGCGGACCAAGTTTTATTTCAGGCATTGCTGATAATCCTTGTACACGCCGTACTGGTAATATTATGGTCCAATGCTTTGCTCGTCCCAATTCAGGAATAATGGAAATCACAAAACTGAGTGATGCTTTGCTTGCCCATTTTGAATATTACTCAATTGATCATCTAGAATGTTTACAAGGACAATCAATTTTTGTCGGGCAAAATACTGACTTTATTCAGTATAATGTTTCAATTGGCTATAAAGTTGGCTAAAAGAGTTTTTTAATTTTAGAACAATGATTTTGTCATATTTGATCGTTAAATTTTTTTATTAATATTTGAATTGGTGATGTGAAAAATGAAACTAAAAGAGCTGAATAAACTGATTGATGAGTTCAAGAGTAAAGGCAATGAACCTAAAAAGCTAATTATTGGATATAAAAACTATGCAGCTTTAATGGAAAATGAAAAATTTCAAGACCGATTAACCAGAGATAGCAAGGATCCAATGGTCCGTTATTACAAAGGGATCAAAATCAAAATGGTGACTGAAAAGCATCATTTAGAAATTGAATAAAGAAAAGTAGTGGTACAAAAGGGCGCATTTTAGCGTCCTTTTTTATTGCTTTGTTATAGCCACCTCATGGGTGGTTTTTTTATGTCTATAGGAATCACTTATGAGCAATTTTGTTTTTAAGCGTGGTGACACATTCAACTTAAATTTGCAGCTCGTTGATATGGATGATGCACTGCAATATCCAGCCAATGATGTGCGTCGAGCAATCGATTTAACGGGGTATACCTTTACTTCGCAAGTTAAAACTCTGGATGGAACCGCCGTTACAACCTTCACTTGTACAGCTTTAAACCAGAGTACACAAAAGGGATGGCTAAATGTTAAGTCTGGAGCGAGTACTGCAACGTGGCCATTGGGTTTGTGTCAGATGGATATCAAAGCGGTAGTTGGTGGTGTTGTTCAACATACTGAAACATTGGTATTCCAAGTGATTGATGGAGTAACAGCATAATGGCAAATCTTTTATTTAGATTTAGTTGGGACCACCGACCTTTTGTATATAACTCTTCTCAAGGTAAGCGGCAATTTATGTTGCCTTTTGCTTCGGGCATTCCAAACCTCACTCCAGACTGGACTCAGGTAATTGGGCTGGGTCCAGCAGCAACAAGAGATGTAGGTGTAGAAAGCGGTAATGTAGCAGCTTATGGTTCCTATGGTTTATCTAACTTAGGTTATGGTGGATCTCCAGCTTCAGAAACTGAAACTGATATTGATATTGGTTATAAAGCAGGGGGGCAAAAGACTCGTTTTAAGAATTCACCTTCCAGTATTTATACAAATCCCTATGTAGCAGGCTATGCGCCTTCTATCGTGGTTACTCGTGGAGGCTTAACTGGCACGGAGTTATTTTTACCGTATTACACCTCAACCCGTGCCAATAACATGGCAGTAATTGCATGGAGTTATAACCCCTCTACTGGAAATCTCAGTAAAACCGAGCAAATCGTTTATACAAGTAAGAACAATGTTGTTTATACAACTGATAACAGCGCGACCAGCGGCAAGTTGGTTACTGTTGAGACTTCTGGCGAACTTCGCTCCAAGGGTTTTACTGTTGATTCGAACGGGGTTTACAAGGCAGCCTCACCGATTGCAAGACTATTTGCTGACTCACTTGAACTCAATGAAGATGCTTCAAAACAGCCGATTAGTTTCGAAAAGTTAGATGTTGGTGATTACCTCATTAAAGATTCATTAGGTTTTGCCAAAGAGGGCTGGTATATCGAAATGCCTAAGGATGCTAACGGCAATGTGGTTGTTGCGGTGTCTTACGAGCAGCTTGAAGATGGAAATATCTCAGTAAAAACTTACAAGAAAAAGTTCGATATCGAAACAGCTTCAATTGTTCCTGATTTTGATAATCCAGTAGATATTCCAGAGTCGCGCTGGATTGATATCCGTTTGCATGAAGAACCTGAACCAGAACCTGAAGAACCGTTGAGTGAAACACCAGTCGAGTTTCAGCCAACCAACTTATCTGAAGCAGTAGCTGCAGCATTGGCTGGTGTTGAACCGCCTGAAATCTCAGATACAGATGAAACACTTTAATAACCCGCTAAATCAGCGGGTTTTTTAATACCTAAATTTTGGAGAACAATAAATGAGTTCAGGCGCAAAAATTCGATTATATGCTTGTGAAGAAGCTGTATTAGGAACTACTCCAGCAAACCCAATCTGGTATACCGTTCGCCGTGTCAGTGATGGTCTATCTGAAAATGTCTCAACGGAAGAAAGCAGTGAAGTGGTAGATTCACGTTTTCGACAAGGAGGTGTGGTTACTGAAGCAGAGGTAACAGGCCAGTTAGAGTTTGAACTATCTCTTGGAACATTTGACTTATTCTTAAGTGCTTTAGCCTTTAATAACTGGGCAGCAAATGCTTTAAGCTTTGGCGGTACCGTACGTAAATCTTTAACACTGGTCAAAGTATTTGAAGATATCGGTCAGGTGTTTATCTACCGTGGTGTGCAGGTAAATACTGGTGAAATCACCATTCAAACAACAGGGAAAATCACTGGTAATTTTGGACTGGTAGGTAGCTCATTTACACGTCAGCAAGTTAATCCTGTCACTAATCCTATAGCTGCAACAACCCGGCCACTGGTCAGCATGCCAAACGTGGAAAACTTACTGGTAAATGGACAAACGATTCAAGGTAAAGCGTGTTTGCAGTCTCTTACGCTTTCAATTAATAACAATCTTGAAGCAATCCGTTGTATCGGCTCAGGCAAGTACACACCAGAGTTCTACATTGAAAAGATGATGGATATCGAAGCAAATGCTTCCTTCATGTTCTCGGCAACTGCGGCAGGGTGGATTGATGCCATTAAAACCCGAGATGTGTTTACGCTGACCTTTGATATTAAAGACAGCAAAGGCAGTAAATACTCGTTTAACTTCCCGCAACTTGAAGTTAAGGAAGCAAATCACCCTGATGGTGGTGGTGATGACATCATTACAATAGATATCAATTTTGCCCAAGTGCGTACCAGTCCAACGATTGTACGTGCTCTTGTGTAATCAACTTATTCAATAAGAAAGCCTATGGAATCCCATGGGCTTTTTTATTTCTAAAAATCAGAGGTTGTTATGGCTTTAAAAGTCGGAATTATTAAAAGCTCGGATGTATCAAAATGGTGTGAATATAAGGATTCTGATGGGCAAGTACAGGCTGAGTTTAAAGTCCGTGGTATCGCTTATAAGCCTTTTCAGGTAGCTATTGAACGAGCAGGAAACCAGATCTCGTCTAAAGGCTATGATGTGATGGTCAAAGATGAAAATGCCAAACTTTACCACGAGCTTTTAATGGATGCTTGCGCCGCCCACTTAATCGAAGACTGGAAAGGTGTGGTATTTGCCGAAATCGTAGACGGAAAAACGGTTGAGTCTGAAAAGCCATATACACCTGAGAATGCCTCAAAGCTTCTTAATCTTGGTGATATTGGTATTTCAATCTGGCTATTCATTAAAGAACAGGCCCAGAAGATTCAGGAAGACGCAGACAAGGACAAGGCTTTAATTCTGGGAAAGTCATCGAACTCTACAAATACCAAAAAACGTATGCGTCGAAAACGCCGCACGAAATTGAACAAATCAAGTTCTTAGGTGGCCACATTCCGGATCCACCAGAATATTCTTATGCGGCTGATTCCATTCTTTCGGCATTTAGCACTATTTGCAGATCCAGAAGGTATGAGCAGGGTATCCCGTTATCTTTAGATCAGCAGGCAATCAATGTCTATGCAGAGCATAATGATTTGCCCGTGGCTGCTCATATTTTTAATGACTGTATTTTTGCTTTGGATAACCTGTTTCTAGATGAGGCGCATAAGAAAGCGACGCAACGAGCTACGAAGACTTAAATGCTGACGTTCGGTACATAACTTAGACTATGCGACATGATATAGCGCGATTGATGTAACATAATACGGTCAAGTGGTTGACATTGGCACGACGATTCTGTATTGACACTTTTGTCATTAGTAAATATGATGACCATAACAGACTATAACGGACCATAACGGACCGTAACAGACTGACTATCGAAAGCGGCTTCTACGGATGTCGCTTTATTTGTCACATAAGTAAATAGGAAAAGTTATGAAAAGATTAAACCACTCTGTTGAAAACTTCTCAGCTATGGTTTTATCTGAGGGCTGGGATTTGTAGTAATGTTTAAATTAACCGAAAGCAGAGTTGCTGTTTTAATTGCAGTCTCTGCTTTTTTTATAATTCTAATTCCTAAAGTTCCTATTTTCATTGATTTTGCAAATTTCAATGGTTGGCAAAGATCGGATGTCTTTGTGTTTATTCAAACAATAGTAATTGCGATTTCTGCTGTAATTGCTTTCATGACAATTAATGCTTCCAAAAAGACAGCCAAGGAAAGGGCAACCTTAGACATTATTATTGACGACTATCGAGACACGAATTTATTTGAAGCCAAAACAGATATATACGATTTCATTGATAATACTGTCGAGTATAAGTCGAGAAATAAAGATGTATCTAAAGATGCATTAGCTGAAATATGTAGGTCCCATGATTCCGACTTACAGGCTGGGGATAAAAGATTAAAAAAGAATCTCATGTTGGTTCTGAACAGAAATGAGTTCTATGCAAGTGCTCTTAACACGGGATTGTTGGATGAGGGACTTTTTAAAAGGGTTCATTGTGCCAACATTGTAAAGTTATGGGACAAGCTATATCCAACTGTTAATCAAATTAGACAAGTAGCAAAAAAAGATACCTTGTTTATGGATTTAGAGTTATTAGCTGCCAGATGGAAAGCTAATCCATTAAAAACAGATGATATTAAGTGACCGCCTCAGGGCGGTTTTTTAATGGCTGACTATTTATGTTATTAATATAAGAAAAAGAGGATTTGAGGTCCAAACATGGGAAAAAATGAGAAGACAGCAATTGCGATCGTAATCTTTGTGGTTATTTTCTTAGTAGCAATAAGAGATCGACATACTTTAGATAATACAAATGATAATGTTCAGCAGCCAAATGTAAGTAATACAAGTAAATAAACCACCTTATGGTGGTTTTCCTTTATGTGACATTTAGTAACCAGTTTGTTAAAGTTAGTACACTTTATAACAAACGGTGAAAAACCATGAAACAAGTCATTTTAAGTCTTTTATTAGTTTTAAGCTCATTAAGTGTTGCGGAAGCAGGTAGAGGCAGACAACCGTGCTCTGGTAAGAAAGGCGGGGTAAGTCATTGTGATGGTAGTAAGTTTGTTTGTAACGACGGCTCAATAAGTGCTTCTAAAAAGATCTGCTCTAGATAGGTGATGTGATGGGATTGAATTTTAGAAAAAGTATAAAAATTGCTCCTGGAATCCGTGTCAATGTTAGTAAAAAAGGGCTATCAAGTGTTTCTGTGGGTGGGAAAGGTGCACGTGTAAATGTAAGTAAGAAGGGTACTCGCACAACAGTAGGTATTCCAGGTACTGGCTTATCTTATTCTAAGTTCTCTAGTCATACTAAGAAAACAACACTTAGAAGAGAACCTGATTTTAATAATCCAGATAATGTATGGGGTTACCCTAAATCTGAATGGATAATCTGTGGAGTTATTTTATTTATAGCTTTAATAATTTTTATTTGGATTATTAGCTGATTTTTAAATTTTGATATTTGATAGGTTTATATATGAAAAAGATTGTTTTATTAAGTTTGGTTTTCTTGCCGTTTTTGGGGAACGCGAGCCCATTTCCAAAACAAGCTGAAGAAGAAAAAAGTGAAAAGTTTTGTCGAGGATGGATGGATATCGCTGAAAGCATTATGGCAGAAAAGCAGAAAGGCACCTCGTTATCGATAATGCTTAAATCTTCTGATAGTATGAAAAGTAAAGAGGATGAACGTCTGATAAGAACAATTATACGAGATGCTTACTCACAACCAAGTTATTCAACTCCATCAATAAAGAAAGAACAGCTTAATGAATTTGCTGCTAGGTATTATTTAAATTGTATTGATGTCGTGCAGAAATCCAGTAGTTAAAAAGCACCCTAGGGTGCTTTTTTAATGTCTGATTTTTCTGAAACAGTAATGGTGTAACCTTTCATACGGCTAGCTAACTCCATCATCAGATCCTCTGTGGGGATATTCTCGATAGTTGCATTCGACGATTCCATTAACAGCCCTTTATCCATTAAAAAAAGCATAGCTGTGTTAATGGATATATCATTTTTTTTTGCATGTTCAACAAGATCTTCATAAAGACCTAAAGGAATGCGAATTTGCGTACGCTTCCAATCATCTTGATTTTGTATACGGGTTCTCTCACGCATTGCTAGTACCAAATTACCTATTGACACTAGATTAGTATCATATTAAATTAATGTCAATGTTACTAAGTTAGTAACATTAAAAAGCCCCGATGACTTTGGACGGCTATCGAGGCTTCTATCAAAAACTACGAGAGGTAATTGACATGTCTACTTTAACACAAATCAATGATACACAAGTATCGGTTATAAGTTTCAAATCTATTCCAGTTGTAACAACTGAAATGCTTGCGGGTTTTTATGGTACTGAATCAGTGCGTATCCGTCAGAATCATCATGAAAACAAGCAACGCTTTATTGAGGGTAAACACTTCTTTAAAATTGTTGGTCAGGAATTAAAAGATTTTGTGAGTAGTTTAAAACTACTTGCAAATTCTCCAATAATTTCAAACAAGGTACGCTCCTTAATTCTCTGGACAGAACGTGGTGCTGCACGTCATGCCAAGATGCTCGATACTGATCAAGCTTGGGAAGTTTTCGAACAACTTGAGGATTGCTACTTTGTACGTAAAGAAATTCTAGCCAAAACCCACAAATCCGAACGTGAACCCCTAACCAATGCTGTAAATCTTCTTGTAGCTAAAACTAAGCATTTGAATTACAGCGATGCTTATAAATTAGTTCATCAGCGTTTCAATGTTCAGCATATTGATGAAATCCCATATGACATGATTCCTGTAGCGGTTGAATATGTTCATCATTTGATTGCTATGTACAGTAGTGCAGAGAAGAAGGCTCAAGGTTCTTTGTTTGATAATGAAACATTGGGTTTGGTTAAGGATCTGGTAGATGCAATTATTTCCCAAAACTTTGTGACAAGCAAAATCTATCGTGCAATACACATGCTTAGTAATGAACAAGGTCACTACTTAGCTGAATATGCGTTTAAAACCAATATTGCAGTTCTAAAACTCACTCGAACAATGGATTTAAGAGGACCTCTTAATAGAGAAATCATTAGTGATGATTTAAAAACCATAAGCTACACAACAGGTAATCAACATTATGGCGACCGTTGGTTTCACCCACTGATGGAGTCAAGTCGATTGATGGGAGTACTTGAAATTTCAGGTAGTCTGATTCGTCACTAATAAAATCAACTTAACAAAACCCACTCATCGAGTGGGTTTTTTAATACCTAAAACAAAACCCCAGTAGCGCTAACTACTGGGGTTTTTCATTCCACCCACCGACGAAAGTAAGAGGAAAGTAAATCTATATGGAGCATTTTAAACCAATAGTGGAGCTTATGAAAGTGTCTATTGAAAAGTATGGCTTATGGCAGACAATTATTGCCTTTTTAATTTTGTTTTCCATACCAATTCTAATCTGGAAATTACCTGAAATCATTGCAGCGATTAAAGCCTAAAACCGACCTATCAATGGTCGGTTTTTTATTACCGAAATTTTGGAAGTAAATATGACAGATAAATCCAAATGGTTTGTTTTTAAGAAAAATGATCAAGTTTTTGGATGTTTCAGGATTAAGCCTTTTTCTGATCCTGAATTTGTTAGGGCCTATAAAATGCTTTGCACTAAAAAGAGTATTTTTAGAATGAGTGCCATGCGATCAGCCCAAGAGTTTGCAAAAATTATCGCAACTCATCTTATACAGGATTGGGAAAATATTGAGCTTTCCAGAACAGGGGTATCTGGTGAAAAAGAAACACGTTACTCGCCTCAATCAGCTTATCAGCTATTGATGTATGGAGATCTAGGGGCTGAGATAACTTCATGGATCTTGGAAAAGTCAAAAAGTATTGCCTAGTTAAGTCTCGATTTATTGCCGCCGTTTATGGCGGTTTTTTATTGCCTAGAGGAAAGTCAAATGGCTCAAGAAGCTCGCTTAGTAATTGTTATTGATTCGGAACGTGCGAAACGCACTGCACAAGACTTATCAGTTGAATTGGATAGCATCACCAAAAAAGGGGATTTCGCCTCGAAATCTATGGACCGGATGTCTGTAGCTACTCGTGCACTAGCTGGGTATATGGCTGGGCTAGTAACAGTAAGTTCTGCCATTTCAAAGATGGATACTTATACTGGACTACAAAACCGTCTTAAGTTGGTCACTAATAATCAAGTTGAACTAAATAAAGCAACGGAAGACACTTTCCGAATTGCTCAAAAAACCTATTCAGCATGGGATTCTGTTCTACAGGTCTACCAGCGTTTTAGTGATAATGCCAAAACTTTAAACCTCACAATGGATGACACAGCACGTTTAACTGAAACAGTTTCTAAAGCTGTAGCAATTAGTGGTGCAAGTGCAGAAGCTGCTGATGCAGCTTTAGTTCAATTCGGACAAGCGTTAGCAAGTGGTACATTGCGTGGTGAAGAGCTTAATTCTGTAATGGAGCAAACCCCAGCACTAGCAAAGGCTATTGCTAAAGGTATGGGTATTACAGTAGGTGAATTACGTTCAGTAGCTGCTGAAGGAAAAATCACTTCACAGGAAATCGTTAAAGCGCTTAAAAATGCCCAAGACGATGTGGATGCACTTTTCGCTAAAACTGATATCACAATTGGACAATCATTAACTCTACTTAATAATGAAATTACTAAGTTTGTAGGCGAAGCTGGACAAGGAAGCGGCGCAGCTCAAGCATTATCAGGTTCAATTCAGGTTTTAGCTGAAAATTTAGAATCAATTTCTTATGTTGCGATCTTGGGTGGTACAGCATTGCTCACTAAAGCGATTGCAACACAAGTGTCAGCTTTAAATACCAAATTAGGATCATTAGTTGCTAACAATGCAGCTACCCAATTGCAAAAGCAAAAATCGATAGAAAGTGCAAAAGCTGCCTTGGCTGAAGCTGAGGCACATTTAGCGAATGTAAGAGCAACAAATGCCGAAACACAAGCTAAATTTGGAGCAAGTGCTGCTAGCGCCAGATATGTACTTGCAGCCAATAATGTAGAGAAAGCAACCAAAGCGGTCACAGCAGCTCAGGGTAAAAGTGCTTCAATGGCAAGTTTAGTTAGTGGAGCATGGGGCTTAATTGGTGGCCCAATCGGAGCGATCACATTAGGAGTAACAGCTTTGGCTGCTACTTATATGTATTTCTCAAGTAAATCTGCAGAAGCAACAGCAAAGTTAAAAGAGCAGGCTGAAGCGGCAAAATTAACTAAGGAAGAAATCAAGGCTCTAAATGATGAACAGCGTAAGGAAAAATTAGGTGATTTAGCAGCCACAATAAATGATCAAAACAAAGCATTGGAAAAACAAGAATTAGCAGTCGGTTCAGCATTAATCAATATCCAGAACTATGCTGTAGGTAATGCTAAAGTAACTGAAATTTCGAATAAAGCACGTCTTGGTACCATTTCCTATACTGAAGCAATTGAGCAATTAAAGAATCAGAAGATTCCTTCTGATTTAATGGATGCATTGCTTAAGCAAGTGAATGCTTATGATGAAGCGGCAGAAACTGCAGCTAAGACCAAGCAAACTTATAGCTTATTTGGTATAGAAGTAACACTTGCTGGTAATAAGGCTGAAAATGCTATTGTTGGCGTTGATAAAAACACTAAGTCCTTAACTGAGAATGAAAAGGCCGCATTAGCAGCTAAAAATGCACAAAAGCAATATGCCGATTCACTGGCAGATCGTAAATTTGAGGCATTGGTTACTAAAGGTTTACTTGCTAAAGGCTACTCACCCGAACAAGTGAAGCAAATGGTTGAAACTGCAAGCTGGGCACGTAAAAGTGGAGTTAAGGTTTCTAATGAGTTATATCAGATAGGTTTGCAGACTTTATCAATAGAGGAGCAAAATAAGAAGGTAATTGATGCTAAAAATAAAGCCTTAAAGGAAAGTACTAATGAATTAACTAAACAGCAAAAACTTACTAAACGTCTAGTCGGTATTTCCGGTCAATCCGGTATTGGCACTGGTCCACATCTTGACGTCCGATATGGTGGCTCATTGTCAGGTCAGAAAGTTTCTAATGAACATCTGGCTCGATTACAGGCGGGAGGAAAACCTTTAACTTCCTACAAGATCAGTTCTAATTATGGTCCACGAAAAGCCCCAACTAAAGGGGCTTCTTCATTTCATAAGGGTATTGATTTTTCAATGCCTGAAGGAACACCAATCACGACCAATGTTGCTGTGAAAGATATCAAGACATGGTATGACAGCAAGGGAGGTGGTTATGTCAGTGAAGTGATCTTTGAGGATGGAGTGTCTCTTAAGCTTCTACATCAATCTCCCAAAATGCAGAGCAAGGTGAAAGGCGGTGCGAGTAAGGGCAGTGATAAGGCAGCTGGTGACATTCAGTCTCAACTAGAACGTCAACTAGATGCTCAGCGTTCACTAGAAAATGAAGTAGCCACTGAAGTTCAGCGCATCCAGAATAATTTACAAGTTAGATTGGAAGATGTTGATAAGGCTGGGTTCTCACCAGAACGAACAGCTGAAATAAAGGCAGAATTACAGCGCCGTGCTGATAATGATGTGGCTATTGCCAAACAAGCAATTATAAGCAAACTGGAAGACTATAAGGAGTTCCAGAAAACCGAGGAGCAGTTACTTGAGGAGAGCTTTAACCGTAAAAAGTTCAATGCAGCTCATGACATTGAATTAAGTAAGTCTGAGCAGAAGCAAGCCGTTGAATTGTTGGATCAGCAGTATCGACATGAGCTAGGACTATTAAAACTAGCTCAGGAACAGCGTTTATTTCAGGCACGTTTGTCATTGCTTTCGGAAACGCAAGCCATGCAGGAGCGTTACAGATTGGAACGGGAGGACATTCTCAAGAACACAAAGCTTTCTATAGAAGAACGGCAAAAACTTATCGCATTATCTAAAGCCAATCAGGACAAAGAAACTCGCAATAAAGTGAATAACGCTGTTCAAAACTGGGGTGGCATTCAGGCTGATATGAATGGTACCAGCGAGTTCTTTAGACAGGATCAGGAGCGTTTTAGTCGTTTAAATGCTGCAAATGATTTAGCAGATAGTCAGTTTGCTGCTACTGATCTGAATGAGCAAAACTCTTTAGATGGTCTTGATGCTCAAATGGAAGCAGGACTCATTAAGCAACAAGATTACGAAAATCAGAAAACAGCTATTATTCAGGCTGCTCAAGATCAGCGTAATCAGATTGCTGCCGAATATGCAAAGAATGCTCAGGATATTGAAGATAAGTACCACCAAGATCGATTGAATGCTCAAATTGCCCTTGGTGGCCAAATGATGGGCTCTCTTACATCTATGTTTGGTTCAATGTTTGGAGAGCAATCTAAAGCTTACAAAATCATGTTCGCTGCAGATAAAGCTTATGCGATTGCAGCTGCCGGTATTGCGATTCAGCAAAATATTGCAGCAGCTTCAAAAGCTGGTTTTCCTCTTAATTTACCGTTGATTGCTGGGGCGGTTGCTCAAGGCGCTAGCATCATTGCAAACATCCGGGCAATCAAAGATCAAGGTTTTGCTGAAGGTGGTTATACAGGTCGAGGTGGGAAATATGAAGTTGCCGGTGCTGTGCACAAAGGCGAAATTGTATGGTCCAAAGAAGACATTAAAAGATGGGGCGGTGTTGGTTTAGTTGAGAAAATGCGTAAGAGTGCAAACCCTGAAGCTTTTCTCAATAACAATGCCTCGGCAGATAGTGTCATGCGCCGTGCAATGATGAGTTCTAGTGCCTTTATAGAAAGCCAAAAGCAAGCTGACATCTTTAATCAACCGGTTAAAGATACTCAGATTATTTATAAAGGTAATAGAAGCGTACCTATTGCTTCTTCTTCGGCCAGTTCTGATCTATTCCATGATGGCAAGGTCTACTTCTCATCCAGTGGTTTAGTTCAGGATCGTTCAAATCTGGATGATGTTCAGGATTTTACTTTAGGGCGTACTTCACGCCCTCAAGCTGAGATTATGCCTTCAATTGAGCTTGCTTCACCGACAATCAATTTCAAAATTGAAGTGATTAATCAGGTGAGTGGGGCGACAGTTAAAGCTGAACAACTGGATGAGCAAACAGTCCGGATCATTGTTAAAGATGAACTGGATAAGCAGCTTCCAAGAAAGGTACCGAAACTTGTAAGTGACCAAATCGCAAATCCAAACTCAACCATTAGTCGGTCTTTGACTGAGAATACGACAGCAAGACGGAATCGTACTTAATAATTTGAACCCTTTTCGGAGGGTTCATTTTCATAATATTTAAATTTCAAGGTGATAGAGTCTATTTGCATTTAAATTGATGGTTATGACATGAAAAAAATAATTGTAATTCCGACAATACTTTTAAGCCTTACGGGATGTGCCATTCCTGCGGTAAATAATCTCGTAAGATCTACAAATATGTATCAAGATGAAATAGCAGGTGATACAGCGAATTTAAGGGTTTATAGAAGTAATGTACCCATGGTGCAGTTCTATATTACTTATCAAAATAATGAGGGTGAAAAAATTTCAAAAAACCTAATAACTAAGCAGATTTCAAATAATTTATCAAAGTATGGCTCTATGCATGAGCCCAAAAAATTAAATATGCCTAAACCCACAATCAGTTTAAATAATGGTGAAGAGTTTTTTGAGTTTAAAGTACCCGCAAATAAGAAGTTAACTTTCAGGCTTACTTCTGTTATTGGGTCAACTACTATGTATAGTTGTGATGTAAAAATGGACTATCAGTTGGAAAGAAATGGAAATTATGAATTGATCCGTTTTAAACAGATCAAAGATTTTGTGAATCCAGCTTTAGTGACTGAACCATCTCAAGATGGAGCTTACTGCAAGTTTGTAGTGAAAGAGATTTTTGAAGATGGTAAAGAAACTATTATTAAATCGATTTCTTAATGTTAAATCGTTTTTGTAATTAATTTAAATATCTAAACCTTATTTCATCAAACCACCCTTCGAGGTGGTTTTTTATTACCTGAAGGAAAGTTATGTACAAGTTAAAGCTAAATCCTCAGACCAGCGGCTATGGCGTAACACCAGGTGATGATGTGAAACGTCAGCAGATGGATGGCGGACGTGGTCGCTATTACATCGATGTAAAACGTAATAGCCACATTGTTGATGTGAACTGGAATTTAAGTAAAACCGATTTCAATAAAATGATGGCCTTCTGGCGGATCTACCAGAATAAGCCAGCTTCATTTTATGCGGATCTGGTGATTGATCAGGGAGCACGTCAGCAATACCTGTGTAACTTCATTCCGAACTCGTTCAAGACCAATGAAATGAATGGCAACCTTTACCGGGTAAATGCACAGCTCGAAGTTGTTCAAAACCAGCCTAACCTGACTGCCGATATAGCTTTGATTAAGGATTGGGAGGTCTGATGGATAACGAATATGCCAAATTCTTTTTCAATCGAAAAGTTGATGTTTATCAACTGGAATGTATTGAGCTATCACATCCTTCTTTTATGAATACTTACCGGGTAGTCCGTAATGATGATCGCGGGGTGTATGTTCAGCACAATGAAGGCGCGGGGCAAGTATTTTACGAATACCTTCCTATGACAATTCAAATATCTGGAATGCTCGGTGATCTGGACCAGACTTTGACCGTTTCAATTTCTGGACTTGGTGACATTTTGCCTGATGAGTTTGAGCGTGTAATGGAAGGGCAGTTTACTGATGTGAAGCCTACTGTGAACTACCGGATTTACAGCTCAGATAATCTAAATACACCGATTCATTACCTGCTTGGGTTGCGACTTGCTGGTGTCTCAATGAATCACAAAGCTGTGACATTCAAAGCTGAATCGCCGCGATTAAATACTACTAAAACCGGAGATATCTTTGCACTGGATCGCTTTAGTGGATTGAAGGGTGCTATATGAAAAGTCATGATCATTTGCTTGATAAGCAATACGATGAAGAACACTACAACTGTGTTCATTTTGCTCATGAAGCTGCATTGGATCTATATGGAATTGATCGAGCTGAAGCACTTGAACTCTTTATGCAGCCTAAGGGCAAAATTACTTTCCTGCCATCACGGTTAAAACTTTTAAATCCGCTGCCCATGCCCAAGGAAGGCTGCATAGTCGCCTTCCATCCGAGACAAAGAAATAAGCCCCCACATGTGGGGCTTTTTCGTTTGGGCCGTGTTCTACATTTGATGGAAGGCGGAGTTACTTATTTAGCTGAAGACGTCATTAAAGCGATGGGGTTTAGTCGGGTCAGTTACTATGATTAAGATTATTTATAAACAGGATCCTTTATCTGAAAACAAGACCATTGAACATGCAGAAACGATAGGACTATGGCTTACTTCAAAATATGAATATATGCCTGAGCATGTTCGTATATTTCATACCACAAGCAATATGGATAATGCTGAAATTTCATTTGCAAATGAAGTCACGCCGAAAAATGCATATGAGTTAAAGCAGCTAGATTTCTTACCCGGTACATTTATCGTAATTGAGAATCCTAAAGGCATTCCTGCACTTGTTGCGGCCATTGTTTCTATTGTTCTAAGTGTAGCTGTTGCTTTATTGATGCCAACTCCATCAATTGCACAGACTAACCAGAATAACAACCAGTCATCTTCGGCAAACAACGAACTTTCAAACCGTGAAAACAAGATTCGGGTGAATGGCCGTATTGCTGATATTTACGGAGCGGCTCACGATACTCCTGATCTAATCGCGGTGCCTTACAAGGTATATGAAAACAATGTTGAAGTAGAGCATGTTGTTGGTTGTATTGGTCGTGGCCACTATAAAATTAACGGTGCTTATGATGGTGAAACCAACATTGTCGATATTGCCGGCGCATCGGTAGAAGTCTTTCGACCAGGCGTTGATATTGTTTCTGGTGAGCCATATTTCTCGCTTGGTACCGAAATTACCACGCCGCCACTAACGGTTCAGCATCAAACTTCTGTTAATGGCCAAGTTTTACGGCCTGCAGATACACAGTCTTTAGAAGGTACGAACTATCTTCATTTTGCATATCCAAACGAGATTCTTCGGGCAACGGCAAACAACACAGATTTAACCACTAAGTTTGTAAGTAATGACCGTGTAGAAATCACCAATGCCTCATTCACGTTTAACGGCCAGACTTATGATTTAAACGGCACTTACAGCGTTCTATCAGTAGCTGATGATCGCATGACGTTATCAAATCCGGCGACCGTTAATGCTAACTGGTTAAAGCTTAAAGAGTTAAGTACCCAGCAAACAGCAGCTTTGTCACCAAAGATCAGTTCAATAGGTGAAAAGTGGATTGGTCCATTCATTTTGGACAATGTCGAACGAAGTCGGGTGCTATGTAACTTTGTGGCCACAAATGGACTTTACACAGTTTCTTCAGCTGGAAATCAGGGTGCTGTAAACGTCACGATTGAAGTTGAAGTAACGCCGGTTAATGAATCTGGTGCAGCCATTGGCAATCCAATGCTGAAGCAGATCATTCTAAAGGGTTCGGCAAAGTCACGTCAGACAGTTGGTGCAACGCTGGATATGGTGACATTTCAGGGACGCTGTAGTGTCCGTGCACGCCGTTTAACTCCAACTCCGGCAGTTACAACAGTAGTAGATGAAGTAAAGTGGCAGGCGCTTTACGGTGCTTATCCTTTACAAAGCACAGTATATGAGCATGAAACGGTTTTTCGTGCGCGTACTTATGCAACCACTGGAGCTTTATCTGTTAAGTCCCGCAAGATCAATTTTGATCTCCAGCGGATGTTGCCGACTTATAAAAACGGGGCAATGACATCAGAGCTATATCCAACGTCTAGCTTTGCTGATGCACTAGTCTCAATGGCACTGGATGAGAAGATTGGTCGCCGTACGATCGAAGAGATTGATATAGAAAACATCTACCGTACTTATAACGATATTGTTGATTATTTTGGTACACCTTTGGCAGCCGAGTTCTGTACTACGATTGATGATACAAATCTATCTTTTGAAGAACTGGCAACTAACCTTTGTGATGCTGTGTTTTGTACGGCATATTGGCAAAACAATAAGCTCAAAATCTACTTTGAACAACCAACTGATAACTCGGTAATGCTGTTTAACTTCCGGAATATCATTCCGGAAACTTATAAGCAAGACCTAACTTTTGGTGTAATGGATGACTACGATGGTTTGATCTATGAATATACGAATCCGACCGACGATAGCCGTATCAATATCTATTTACCGGATAAAGGAGCAAAGAACCCTAAAGAAGTAAAATCTGTTGGTGTACGAAACAAGTGGCAAGCTCATTTCAATGCATACCGACTTTGGAACAAGATCAGGTTTCAACGTAAATCTATTACCTTTGATGCTGCTCCAGAATCGGAATTACTAGTGTTGCGTAACCGTATTGCTACTGCAGATCCTCGAAATGGTATCCATCAAAGTGGAGAGGTGGTGCAGCAAGAAGGTTTAATCCTCACCCTAAGCCATGATGTAGATTTCATTGCAGGCAAGAGCTATGTGATCTATCTGCAAATGGGGGATGGTACCGTGGATCTAATTCCTATTACATCGGGTTCAGCCAAAAATAAAGTGGTTTTAGGGCGTTTACCGAACGGGGCCTTAAAGCTTAGTCCCGATGACTTTGTGAATACTATCTACACGGTAGTTAATGACGATACCAAAGGCTCACTGCCTTATCTTGTTGCAAAAAGAGAACCGGCTGACCAGTTCTCAAATACCATTACGGCAATTAACTATGATGAGCGCTATTACCTCAATGACAAGGATTTCATTGATGTACCGGTTGATGATTCTCCAATTTACATTCGATATGACCAGCTGGATATAAATCTGGCACGTTTATATCAGATGCAAAGAGGGGATTTGCCAACGACTGGCGAAATCAGTTTTGTAGTTGAAGCCGGTGCACTGGTTTCAAGTTCAAGTTCTTATCGACCGGAAACTAGATTTGTCTATAAATTCGACTATAACTCTAGTCCTGCAAAACGAGAGTATATCGTTTCAGCTGCCTCAGAATTACCTGCTATTGATACTGGTGAGTTCCCACCTGACCTGGTGGTAAATCTGACGATTAAAGGTGCTGTAGTTGGACGTGGTGGAGATGGCGGGTTGCCACATTTGGCATTTGGTGCATGGTCTACCGATCCGGATTACAACTTTACAAAAACCCGTCGTGATGGTTTTCAGGGAGCACCCGGTCTATTAAACCGGCACAGTAAACTAAACCTGATTATTGATGGTGGAACTCTGGCTCGAGGCGGATCTGGTGGCGGCGCAACACCAAGTGGTATTTATACTGGATTATCGTATGGAGTTCAGGGTATTCCCGGTGGAGCTGGAGCACCTTTTGGACGGGTCATGACGGGACAGCCGATTTCAAATGACTCGCAAGACTGGCGTTGGTATTTAAATGGTGACTTTATGGTTGTCAAAGTAACCGATGCTGAAGCTGCAGTGCCCGGTAAAGGTTATCGAACTCAAAATGATCGTTATGGATCTCCATTGTCTGGTGATGGTGGAGGTTGGGGCAAGCGCGGTACCAAGTCCACCAATGATGGAACATGGAACTGGCAATACCATGGAACGACTGAAGGTCAGCCGGGGCCGGGTGGACCTGCAATTGTGGGAGTTGCACCACTGACAACTCAATTGATTAATGGAGGGAAAATCTTACAAACCCTTTAAACCTTATAAGAACTTTGAGCACCCAATTCAGGTGCTTTTTTATTGTCTAAAAATATCTGGAGAAATTTATGGAACCAGTTTCCACTAGTGGTTTTACAGCACTTTTAAAATTATATGGGATTGCAATCATGGTGACTTTAGCAGTCGGTTTGGTTGCAGCAGTTGTATTAATGACTCGTATGCCACGCTCACCACAAGAGTGGGCAGTTGGTTTGATCTGTACGGTTGTATCAAGTTTGGCGGGTGGTTCATTCATTATCGTGAAGTGGGGGCTTCATGAATGGGTTACTGATGTGTGGGGGATGATTGCACTTGGTGGGTTCTTCTTTGTTTGTGGATTACCCGGTTGGGCTTTAGTCCGATGGATCTTTAACTTCATTGATAAGCAGGAAGGTAAAACGATCGTTGAAGTGATCAAAGAGTTTAAAAAAGCCAGAAAAGACATTGAAAACAGTTAATGCCGCCTTCGGGCGGTTTTTTTATATCTGAAGGAAACCGAAATGAACATTGAAAAATATCTTGATGAATTAATTAAGCGTGAGGGCGGCTACGTCAATAACCCAGCAGATCGAGGAGGTGCAACCAAATACGGTATTACTGAAGCTGTAGCACGTGCAAACGGTTATAAGGGCAATATGAAAGATTTACCACTTGATGTGGCCAAAGCGATTTATCGGAAACAGTACTGGATAGCTCCGCGATTTGACCAAGTAAATGCTGTTTCTTCTGCAGTAGCTGAAGAACTTCTAGATACAGGAGTGAACTGTGGTACCAGCTTTGCAAAACCTCTTTTACAACGTGCTCTAAACTTGCTCAACAATCAAGGTAAAGCCGGGTATGCGGATTTGGACGTGGATGGTGTGTATGGTTCTAACACTTTAGGTGCGCTTAAAACCTATCTGGCCAAACGCGGGAAAGAAGGCGAGAAAGTACTGGTGCGAGTGCTCAATATTATGCAAGGGCAACGCTACATTGAAATCTGTGAGCGTAATCCAAAGCAGGAACAGTTTTTCTATGGCTGGATCGCAAATCGGATTGTTATATGAAAGTCTTTCATTGCAAACGCTCAAGGATAGCTTCCGTAATCACATTGCTGTGCATTCTATTTTCAGGATGCACAGCTCATACGATCAATAACAATGTGAATGTCTCTATTTGCGTTAAAGCGATTTAAAAAAAGCCCTGAATGTTCAGGGCCTTTTAATCTATTTTTCAAATTCAACATCATAAAGTGATGTTAAAGTAGCCTTTAATTTTCTATCTTTAGTTTCTGCAATGTACTCTTGCATTTTCTCTTTATACTCAATGTGTCCAGCTTTATATTTTGCATATAAGTATGAGAACTCGCCTATCTTATAATCAAGGTCGGACTTGTTTTCTGATTTGTCTAGTTCCACTTTTAGAACCTCTGCAACATGGTCATAGCACTTATTAACCACAGTTGCTTCTATCCCTTGCATGGTAAATAACTGACATCTAAATGTAAGTCTTGCGGTGTCATTTGGCTTCTCCGCAAGTTGCTTATCATTCAATGTGTGTGCTCTCTCATAGTCATTCAAAATCATATAAATATTCATTTGAAGTAGTTCACGTTTATGTTTGTCCGTGATCTTGTCTACATCGGGAAGTATCTCGCGCATGTGTTTCTGAAAGATTTCTTTATCTTCCATAGAGTATTTTTGAATGTATTCATTATGCTTATCAATAATCTTCTTATCTTCGGCTGACAACGGCTTAGGTGATGTAATTTCGCTTTGTTTTGCACTATCCGAAGCATTACTACAGCCACCAAGAAATGATGAATAAATAATAAATAGGGTTAAAAACTTTTTCATACTTATGTTTGAGTCTGCTTTAAGAGATATACCTTTTTCTGAACCACATTTAGGTTAAATTATTATAAAAAGCCCTAAATAATTAGAGCTATTCTAATATATGGACATAAAAAATGTTCTTAAATGAACTTATTTCTTATAAGGCATAGATTCAAGAATTTCTTTAATAACTGTTGGGTCCACTACGTTCTCGTACATAGTATTAAAAGTATGTTTCTCATCTTCAGTGGTTTGAGCATTAACAATAGCTTTCAATTTTTGCTTATAGTCAGCATGACCTGCTTGATACATGGCAGCGTAACTCGACCAGAGAATATATTGCTTTTGTGGATTATCATTACTTAATTTTTCGTATTGTGCCTGATACAGCTTAGCTGCTTTTTCATAACAGTTATTAATTTGATTGGTTGGCTTTTGTAATTTTCTTTGAATCAAACATTGGGTTTCTTGAATGCTTGCTGTGCTATCTAAAGCAAGAATTTTTGTTGCCAAAGCATTGGCTTCATTTAAATAACCTAATTGAAGTAGCACTTTTAATTTTAACTTTTGGACTTGCGTACTTGAATCATTGTCATCTGGAAACTTCTTTAGAAGCTTTTCCAGTTTTGCTTGTGTAGATGTAATGTCCGCTTCAGTCTGGAGAGAGTTCATAATTTCATTGAACTCTGCTACAAGTGGTTTTAATACTTCTTGCTGGTTATCAGATTTCTCGCTCTGCACTTGGGCGATTTGGGTTGTACTATTTGGGTTATTACACGCAGCAAATGCGACGCTTAATAATAGAATCGTTAATAGCTTATTCATAACTTTTTATACCTTGCGCGCTGCAGAATTTAAGGAAAACTTATATTTTTTTATAGGAGGCATTGGATGCACAGAACCCACAGTATCTGAAATTACTGCGGTATATCCTAGTTCAAGTTCTACATCAACAAGCTGCAAATTTGGTTCTGGCAATTTGATAGTGCAACTTCCTAAAGGGGCCTTATTTTTATCTGTTGGCCAATACCCTTTATCACTTTTTAACTTGGCTCTGGTAATCTCTTTCCCCTCTCTTGAAACTATAGCGGTCCCAAAAGGATAAACAGTTCCCTTGTGGCTCAATGGAGCTGCATTAATAACTACACTTAAAAATAGTTCCTTGCCTTGAACTTTGTAGTTTAGAAAATAGCTTACAGCTCCATCCAAGGGTGTTACTCCTTCATCACCTAAAAGAACAGCTTTATGGCTAATGTAGACATCAGTTTTATACTGCTCAATGTAATAGTTTTCATATTTTTCTTCTCTAAGACTATTAGTAGTTTGCTGTTTTTGTGACATTGGAGCAGATGAGGATTTTGCACCCGATGATGCTGCACCACCATTGTCTTGAACAACTAAGTTTTGTTGAGGCAGTAATTTGCAACCACAAGAGAGTAAATCATTAACACGAGCAGCGGCTTTGCCGAAGATCTGCATGTTTGGATCACCGGAGACAATAGTTGCAACGACTTTATGAGTTGGGCAAGTTGCTTTATCACCGACACAAGCAACAGCAATACCGTCAATTAGAAACATACTGTTCCCAGAAATTACTTGACCACCTCCAGAAGTTGGGCAGCCTATAGTTATGTAGGGTGTTGCCAAAACAATTCCTTCTTATGTTTATCAGTTGGCAGAATCATAACAAAGTAGGGGTAGACAAGACTGTATAGTTTTATTGTAATTTCAACTTTGAGAAAAGAGTCCACTTTTAATTTTAAATTAATACACCTTTTCTCATAAATTATGTAATGGGATGACCCTTTATAAGTTACTTTAAGTATTAGAGGAAAAAATGAGAGTATTTTTATTAACTTTGATTGCATTAGCCCTGACAGCGTGTTCTAAACCATACGATAAATATATTGGTTACTGGAAACTTGAAAATTCTACTTCCCCAAGAATTTTAAGTATTTATAAAGAAGATAAAGAGACATATTTGGTAAATGACAATATTCTTGCTGAAAAAGATTTCTTTGGAAATAAAAAGACAGGCACCGTTCTAGAGAAAAAAGAGAAAGAATTGGGTGTAAACAATGGCTTAACCGTTATACCTTTTAATCTTTCTGAAGATGGCAAAACTTTGCGAATAGGCGATAGAATGTATACTAAAATAAGCGAGGAAGAGGTTAAAACTACTTTAAAAAATAAAGAAGATTGCACTAACCTTAGAGCGAAGTATCAAGAAGAATCTAAAGCTTTTAATCTATTTGCTAAAGGTGCGGAAAAGGAAAAACAAGATCAGGTTAAAGAAAAATATATTGATCTTCAAAAGCAAATTCCAGATTGCAAATTCTATATAGCAAATGCATATTAATTTAATTGAATTTCCTATATTTGAGATAGTGTTAAGTTGTGCATTATTCTATTAGAATGCACAACTCATACTATCAATAATTTGAGTGTTACATGGGTAAAAGATTTTGGCCTACTGATTGTGATATGAACATTATTTATTGTTTTATATAAATAAAATAAATGATTTCTATAAATTACTTGAATGAAGGTTTATTTAATATATACTGAACTTAACTAGAAAAAAAACCTATTGGTAAATTCTCTTTCAGTATCGTAGTTTTATTCATAATCCTCCGTTTTTAAGATATAAGCTCAATTCGTTATATTTTTCAAAGTTAAATTAGTCATGAATCATGGCTTTAAATTATTAAAAATCAAAGGATATCTTATGTCTAATACAGCTAGTGGTACAGTAAAGTGGTTTAATGAAACTAAAGGTTTTGGTTTTATTCAACAAGATTCTGGACCAGATGTTTTTGCCCATTTTAAAGAAATTGCCACTTCTGGCTTTAAAACTTTATATGAAGGTCAACGCGTAACTTTTAATATTACTCAAGGACAAAAAGGTCCTAGTGCTGTGAATATTATTCCACAGTAATAAGTTTCTAAAGTAATAGATTAAGTATTAAAATAAAAGCCCTCTTTAGAGGGCTTTTATTTTAATACTTAATTGAACCTACCTCATAGGTATACCCCTTTAACGCCAGCTATTCGGAACTTTGAATTTGCCTGTAGGCATTGGAGAACCGAGAACATACTTAACGTTATAAATTAAACCAGGCAAAACAGTATTTGGCTTTTGATTAAAGCAAACATAGGTATTGTTTCTGGATGGTTTAATTAACTTATATTGTGTACCCGCACTTGAGACATAATAGACACCATTTGGGGTAGTCATAAGGCCAGAATCAACTTTAGAAATATTTTGATTATAACTCTGGCTTGTATTGTTAATAGCTGAGAAATAACTACACCCTAGCGATTTAGATACTTCAGCCGCTTTACGTAATGCGTACTGGTTTGCTATCGATTTATGAGTATATCCATTTACAGATGCGCGAACTTGAAAGACATTATCATCAATAATAGTGGCTTCAACGCCACCAGAAGCTCCCATTTCTTGATAAGGTGTAGTGCAGGCTTGTAAACCAACTGTTGCTAAAGCAGTTAAAAATATCTTTTTCATAATTTATATAAAGTGATAAATGTGTCACATTAATTTTAACTATTTAGAAGAATTTTTCAATTGCTTAAGGATTTCTTAAAACTTGAGCTCTAAAAATCTAGAATTTGGCCTGCCATTTTAAAGTTATCTAACACATGAATGTGGTGGTTAATTAATTCTTGAGCCTGATTTCTCGATTCATTTTTTTCAAAGTACAAACGATTTTTAATTAAAGCTTTAACTGGTTCAGAAATGATTACATCCTCAATCATATTCATGGCTTTCTTTAAATCATCGAAAGAAACTTGAATATAACCATCCGTTACATCGTTATCATCATCGGCCGTGGTGTGGTTAATTAGTCTTTTAATCGTATAGCTTCCAATTGCTAAACTGTTCGCAATAGTGCCAAAGGTGCGGCGTAAATCATGGAACGTAAATCCGATTCCCGAATTTTCAGTTACTTTTTCGCGTGCAGCTCGGCGGTCTGAAATGTGGGAAACACCATTTCTATCGGTAAAGACATATTTATTATCACCGGCACGTTTTTTACGTTCACGCATAATGTGCCAAAGTGTATCACCCATAGGTAATAATAGATCTTCATGGTTTTTAGTATTAATGATTTTAATGGTGCCAAACTGAAGATCTACATTTTTCCATTCAACGGATTCTGCTTCACTGCGTCTAAAACCAGTTAAAGCAAGTAAAAATAAAAAGTCTTGGTTGGTGTACGCTCTAAAATCGTTATTTTGCTCACCCATCCAGTAAGTAGTGGCAACTGCAAGTGCCCATGCTTCACGCTGATCTGCGCGTACGTGGCCTTTTCTCCGTTTAATCTTATTGAAAGCCTTTTCTTCTTTAACGATTACAACAGGATTTTTAATATTTAGAATTTTATTCCCGGACTCATCCTTATATCTGCTAATCGTATGATTAAAGAGAGCATGTAAAAATTTTGATGCAAGATTAGCTCGGGAAGGGCTTGCTTCAGAAAGCTTTAAATGACGATCAATAATCATTGCACTGGTGATTTGATCAAGTTTTAAATCTTTCCAATCACTAAAGTAGTTCTCTATGCATCCGTCATAGGCAATTAAAGATGTTTCCGCCAGCTTTTTACGCAATTTATAGTATTGGTAAGCTTCACTAAGGGTAGGGACTAGCTTTTGTAAGGCATCATTTTGAATTGCTGAAGCTCGTAAATCACGCTTTTGCTTAACTGGATCTACACCTTCATCCATCATGATTAGCAAGCGTTTAGCTTCAGTTCTGGCTTGTTCTAGAGTATAGACGCCATGCTTTCCAATAACTTTACGTTTAGACTTGCCATTAGGCATTTTCTTTTCAGCAAAATAGCTTTTAGTTTTGCCCACACATAAGCCAAATCCTATAGTTACTGTATCTCTGTAAAAGATTTGTTTCTCTTCAGACAAAGGAATAGAGTCTATTACCGATTTAGTAAATTTAATGTGTTGAGCCAT